AACACACCAAACGATTCAATACTCTGAGTAGCGACATACCAATCGTTAGGTAGTTTCTGACAGTCCTTCCAATGACTTTCAGTAAAAGGACCAGTTTCGTAAACAATACCAGCATCTTCTAGTTTTATACAGGTCTGATTAACACCGACTAGCTTGCCAGTGTAAATGTACACGCCGCAAAACAGAGTAACTCGTTTACCCATCAAAGCCTCAAGACCTTCATTCTCAACTTCTGTCACGATCATCTTCATTTATCTATCTCCTTTAAGTGATAAGTTGTGTATATTTTTATCTTCGCTCTCTTCTTCTATGTCCGAATAAGACCAAAGGTGTGCTGCTACTTGAGCATCTGTCCAATCATCGAACACTTTTGGTTCGAGCGTTTTATCATCTACCAAATAGAGCCAATCTTCTTTGTCTCTTGACAGATAAATTTTAACCTTCCAAGCCATCTTCACCACCCAGGAGCAGAGTAGTCTCTGTCCTTCTTATACGAAGCAAAACCATCTAGTCCGTATGCTGGGCAAACCATAATCTTCTCAGGTAAACCCATGCTGTCCTTCTCACCTGCTTCACCACAGATAAAGAAATGACCTGACTTCTCTGGAAATGCCTTACACAGAATCTGGGTAGTTCGAATATCCTTTTCCCTTGCCTTTGCAAGATCAAGACATGCGTCACGCAACCACGCTTCCATAGTCGGGTCAATGTTCTTCTGATTGAGACATTGACGGATTAGGTATTCTGCGTTATTGATGAAATCCTGTGTGTTCATTATTCAACCTCAACCAGCTTGTATCGCTTACCGTTCATTTCAATGAACATATCTTCCTCAACCTCGCCAGAGACCTCAGCTTTGCCGTAGACATCGCCAAAGATCTGAGCATTGTCAGTGACCCGAGCATTGTCAGTGACCCGAGCATTGCCAGAGACCCGAGCATCGTCAAGGACCCAAGTATTGTCAAGGACCTGAGCATTGTCAAGGACCTGAGCACTGCCAGAGACTATAGCATTGCCATAGACCTGAGCATCGCCATAGACCTGAGCATTGCCAAAGACCCAAGCACTGCCAGAGACTATAGCATTGCCATAGACCTCAGCATCGCCAGAGACCCGAGCATTGCCATAGACCTGAGCATCGTCATAGACCCAAGCATTGCCATAGACCTGAGCATTGACTATAGCATTGCCAAAGACCCAAGCATTGCCAGAGACCTGAGCATCGCCATAGACCCAAGCATTGCCATAGACCTGAGCATCGTCAAAGACCTGAGCATTGTCAGTGACCCGAGCATCGTCAAAGACCTGAGCATTATCAAGGACCTTAGCATTGCCGTAGACCCTAGCATCAGATCCTACATAAGCTGTATCTGCTACTGTGGCTGTATCAGCAACCCAACCGCCGCCATTAGGATGCTTATGGGCAGGGACAGGTCCGTAACCAAAATCGAAAGTAGTCATGTTCATTATTCAACCTCAACCATTTCGCCATTACGAACAACGTAGTGTTTAACTTCATTCGCCGCACATCTGATATAAGCACGACCACCATCAATCATGTTACCATTCTCAAATCTTTTATAATCATGACGATGGGCACTATACTGTAGATCACCAGCATCATCTTCGATAAGTCCAAACTCTACAGATTCAATTCGATCTGCATTGGTAATCATAAGATCGCCGCTCATAGCATTACGGTAAAGACCAAAATACCGATTACCGAACTCAGGGTGCGGAGTCTCTCTGAAAAAGATATCCATTGCCTGTGCCTCATCGCCTAGCGCACTTGTACACACATAGGTAATAGGAACACCGTCCTTTTCGCGATAGTGTTCACAAATCTTTTGAGTGTCAAATAGAGGTTCATGCTTGATCATCATATCAGGCATCTTCAATCACCTCATACTTTTCCACATCATCGGCAGCCTGACGTAACCATTTAGCAAGTTCTTCTTTTGAATCTGCGCTAATCGTCACAGCATCTACAGTATGTGGAATAATAGTATCGCCCTGTTCCATAAGGTCTGGATAAGCCTCTACTAACTCGTAGACTACTTCACCATCGTATGTTGTCTTTCTAGCCTGATAACGCCAGCCCATTTTATCCTCGCCTCATCCTTGCAACTTCTTCGGCACTCTTCTTGTTACGAATCGGCACTACATTGGACTTATGCATAACAGCAATACCAATAATCTCTGTGCCTGTGTAGACGTTTTCCTTACGCTTACCCATGCTTGGGTGATAACCAACGCCGTTATCACCGGAGGGAATGGTAGGCCCGCCCGGATTCGAACCGGGATCGCTCTCTAATCTGGAGACATCTTGCCGCGTATAAGGCGGGTGTTTTACCGTTAAACTACGGGCCCTCTGTTCGCGCTGATCTGGGTGTACACCCATGCGCTTTAGAAACTCAGCATGTTCTTCTTCAGCAGCAATAAGTGACTTAGACTTATTCTTCTTCTTTTTATTAGTATAGCGAGTAGTAGTAAAATGTGGACCTAACAAGTGCATACTCATTATGTCTCTCCTTATTGGCGGTCCCGGTAGGATTCGAACCCACGACCCTGGAGGTAGAAACTCCATGCTCTATCCAGCTGAGCTACGGAACCTAAAATGGTATATCTGACTTTTCAACAACGGGAACAACTGGCTGCCACCTTCCCTGCAAATACTGCTCGAATTCCCGAGCAGCATTTATAACATTACCTGGCGTGGCGCCACACTGGCTATAAACACTTGCTGCTGCACTGAGTGCTTGACAGCGACGCTCATAGTTTTCCCAGTCCTCTTCAGTCATTTTATCTTGTGTTTTCATACTATCATTATAAGCTAATAAGATGTTAAGTCAACCATTTCAATTGAAAAAAGGCTAGGTCTTCCTTGCTACCTAGCCTTACTCTAATGCCATCGTGTAGTATATCACTGTAGGCAAGATCATAAGGACCTTGACAATTTTCTGTACACCATTGCTGGATAGCGTTATAATGTTCCAGAGCCTGTTTATATTTCTGTGTCATGACAGTAGGACCATTATTAGCTATGTTGTAATAAAAATAACTAAGTGCTGTTTGATCTAGTTTCCAGCCATGTGGATAAGGTGCAACTGCTATCATAGATTTATTTATTTGTTAATTGCCTTGTATCCGACTACTGCAAACTTTATATTATTTACTATTTAGAATAGTAATTAGTTCTGCGTTGGGATATTTAGATTCAGCAATCAGTTTTGCATTATATGGGTCAGTGGGAATAGTTTCACGAAAACTATTCCCACCAGGGAGTTTAATCCATAGTTCAGTTTGCATTGTTTTTTTCCTGTTGTTTTTGAATATCTCTGTAGGTTTTCTTTGCCACTCGATAAGCAATTCTTGCTGTATTACGTAGGGCACCTCTGTACTCTGCGCTTTTGCGTGGTCCAGGCTCACTGGGATCAACATACCAGCGATCCATAAAATCGGAAATTTTATTAAAACTTTTACTTGGGCTTGCCATGTTTTATACCTCATTTTATATTATAATTATACACTAGTTTAAGTTTTTGTCAACTTTTTTTGTCTATTTCAAAACAAATAACATTTTGATGTTCAAACATATATGGTTGTAATTGTCTTGGATAATCAGTGATTTTTATACCTTTACGAGTACTACGATTCATTTTAACAAATATCCTATCCACGTATTCAAACATGTTTTGTACAAAATACATCCAGTCAAAATCTCCTTCACATGTTATATCAAAACTAGTTCGTGTAGCAAATAACATGTCGTATCTTTTTGGCAATACTGTCCTAACACCGTTTTGAATGTACAATGTGTGCCTGGTTAACTGGATAAGTTCGCAACATTCTCTAAAAAGACTACCTGTAATATTTTCATCTACGTCTGTACCTTCTACATTTATACCCTGTTGTTTAAGTAAGTAAGGCAATACACCAACGCCAGTGCCAATATCAATACAGGTTTTTACGCCTTGTAGATTGGCACGTTCTACGATCAGTTGTTTTTCTTTTAAATATAAATCCCAGTTTTTAATATACTTGTTGCCGGTGATGTCGCTGGGATATCTTTTAAGTATTTCTGTTAGTTTAGTATAGTAATCCATTATGTATTCTTTTCAACTTTTTTCTGACATTTACATTCAGGACATCTACAATAATCCCACTTGTCTGTCATACCTATACCAACAGTTTTGTTACAGAATTCTTGATCGCAGTGACAGGAGTGCTGACAATTTTCACAATAGCTATATGGAAAATTATCGCTCCAGAATCCCATTCCAGGTCTCTGATAATTCTTGTGTTTTTAGTTGTTGTATACGGCTGTATATTTCTGTATAAAAACTAGTAAGCTCACCACCCCAGCGTTTTTGGCAGTGCTCTATCATCTGCTCACAAAAATTCCAGTTTTGTTTGCGATAATTTTCCATGATTTTATTATGATGTTCTACCCAGGTAGGTATTTCCTGCATTTCTCCCAGTGGGATACTAGCTGCATCCAGTACAGCATAGGCAGTTTGTACATCATCGTTATGTTTAAAAGTATCTAGTTCCAGGACAATGTATTTGTCCCCGACCTGATTAGCTATGTCTTTTCCTAGTATAATTTGCATGTTTATATAATAACTTAAACCAGTGTATTTAGTCTATAAATAACCTACAATGAATATATTAGAATTTAATACAAAACTTTTTGTTGCTTGTATACCATTACTTCGCTTACAGTTACAATATGTGCGTAGTTTTTATCCACAAAAAACACCTAAACCTAAACGTATTATTGGTATAGAAGAAGTTAATATACAAGGATAGTCATGGAACTTGTTTACTTTTTTATGTTACTTTTAAAACATGCTATTGTTGACATAGGTATCCAGCGTCATTTGGGCTGGATGGGAAAACAATACTATAAAAGTAAAAAAGCTCAACTACACTATGTTGGTCACGGTATTGGTACTTTTTTAATATTAATACCAAGTGGTTTTGTGCCTGCTATATTAGCTGGCTTAGTAGATTGGATAGCACACTGGCACATTGACTATGCTAAAAGTAAAGCAAACGATCATTTTGAATTAAGTCAAAGCAATATTGCTTATTGGTGGCTACTTACTTTAGACCAGTTATTACATTATCTCACATACCTAGTTATAGTAGTACTATTTGTTTAGCATACCCTAGAATAAATATTATATATCCGGTAGGAGAGAGGTATGCACAAGCATGTGATAGTGGTGTCTATTATTGCTACTTTATTATTTTTTTCTAGTACAGTAGCTAGTTTTGCCAATAATACAATTACTAGTACTACAGGTACAGTAACTATTGATAAGACACCCCCAACTGCGGCTGCGCCTGGTATAGTCATTAATAATAGTGACGTATGTAAAAGTGCTTATAGTGCTGGTGTACAAACACAGATTCTAGGTATTGCTAGTGGTGTTACTGTTACTGATGAAAATTGTGAAAGACTAAAATTAGCAAGAAGTTTATTTGGCATGGGAATGAAAGTTGCGGCTGTGTCAGCACTTTGCCAGGATGCTAGAGTATTTGATGCTATGCTAATGGCTGGCACCCCTTGTCCATACAAGGGCAAGATCGGTACTGACGCTTTAGCAGCATGGAAAGAAAATCCCCTAGATATTCCATCAGGGTCTCAGCTACTAAATTCTGCTAAAAAAATTGTTGACGATACAAGGAACCACGACTACCCTTTAGAAATGGGGAACTAAAGGATAGCCATGACGATTATACCGACAATTCAAAAGAGGAAGATAGTCAAAAAAATAGTATTACTGCCCTACAGGTTCTTGGGATTGGCATCAGTATTGGTGCTCTGTTCTTTGGCGTCCCATTCGTATTCTTCTAATCTAGACACAACTACTAGCAAAAACCAATTAGAAAATCCAGGATTTGAAAAAAGCACAAACACAACTACGGCACCAAACTGGATTATTAGTGGTGATGTTTATGTCTGTGATACCTGTGGCCCATATGGCGGAAATGCATTGCAGACTGGTAACCAATCAACCAGTGGTGGTTCGGTTACGCAGTCACAAGACTTATTTGAAACAATGACACAGGATGAAATTAATCATGGATTTGATATAAACTATCGTACCCATGTATACAGTCATCCATCTAATACGATTGTGCCCAGTTGCTCTAGTACCGGCTATCAAAGTGACTGTAGAGATGAATTTTCAATCACACTAGTAATTACAGACTCTACTGGTAATATTCTCCACAAATTTGAACATTCATATACTGATATCACTTTTGGTGGATGGGATACTACTACGTATCAATTTACACAGACAATTCCGGAAAACAATTATACCAGCGCAATCGCTACTCTTGAGCTCTGGGGTATGGACGCTGGTTTTTACTCAGGATATGCTGGACCAGCTTTTGATAATGTAGCGTTGACAACCACATACGTAACACAGGCTCTATTAGACACACAAGCAGCTATAGATACAGCTATTGATTTGATTGAAAAAAGTTTTAACTCTACAAGTTCAGAAACGTTTGAGCTAAAAATAGAAGACAATAAAGGTAACGAAATTGAATCATTTACTATTGAAATGGAACCAATACAAACAATAGAACCAATACAGACCACTGAAGTAGGAACAATAGACATTAATGGTGGCATGCAAGAACCTACTATTGAACCATTAATAGAGATGCATGGAGGAGGTGGCAACAATGAGACTCAGGAGTCTATTGTAGATTCTACAGTTGAACAGGTAGAATCAGAAATTCAATCAGAAATTCAATCAGCAGAAGTTACGGTTGAATCCCAAGGATCTAGTGAATCACAGGCGGAAAATAATCAAAGTGAAAGCGAACCACAACAAGCTCAAAGGTCTTCAGACAGCGGAGGCAGCGATAGCAAGAGCACTAGTAATAAGATAGAATCCAAAGAAGATAAAGAACAAAGAAAACAAGAGATTGCAACAAGGGTAGTTACCAAGATACTTGCGAGAATGGATAACAGCCCGGCGGCGCAGGCTGTTCAACTAGTACTAATGAACTCCATTGGAGCAGATGTAAAATCAAGTGCGCCTAGGTTACAAGATGCCAATCAATGGTATGAGGATAAAGTATTATCTGATGCTCAAATTTTAGATCCCAGCAGTGCTATGATCAGTGGTGCACAAGATCAGTTGTTTACTCAAATGGTAAACCAACAGTATAAAAATTGATAAGGAACTAATAAATGCCAGATAACGGTAAAACAGAAGTAGAATTTGCTGGTGTAAAATTTAGGGGAGGTAAAATATTTTTACTGATTACTGCCCTTAGCACACTAGGCGGCGGTCTTTACGCTGCCTTCGAGTTTTGGAAGGATTATCAGGATATGAAGGCACAAATCCAAAGTTATGTTGCACCAGATCTAAGTGGTTTCGACAAAAGATTAGATGTTATTAACAAAGAAATGGATTCAGTTAGAACAACAGTAAACGAGTCTACTGATTATACACGCGACATTAAAAATGATTTAAAAAACGATATTAGAAAACTTGAAGGCATTGTTGAAGAAATAGAACGTAGTACAAAGGATACTAATCGCATATTAGAAAAAGATATGCGAGATTACAAACGTCAAGTTGACAAAGATATTAAAGAATTGGAAAAAAACGTTGAAGATAAAGTACAAAAAGCTCTAAACAACCCACTTAATGCTATAGCAAAATAAAAATGCCCCTTAAGGGGCATTTTCATTAACGTTCTTTTTAATTGCTAGCTTTACGTGCGTTTGTCAAATGCTGGGCATAAAGACGCTCGCCTTCAGTTTTACCATATTCTGTTGTGTAATAACTATGTAAGCCTGGATTGTACTGTGTGGGTGAAAACTTAATAGCTTCGCAAAATGCTTTATAAAATGTTAACATTCTTTTTTCTCCTGTGTGTGTGTATTATTGTATTATTAGGATTGGTAATCCAACCCCATTCATCGTCTGTATATGGCCACACTGTCTTAAACCAATGGCATGTATTTTAAGATTGGTAATCCTAGTACTATTACTAGGATAGACATCATTACTGCCCACGCGGTGAGGCCTGCTAAAAAATTAATCATTTCTTTTCTCCGTATATGTGTGTGCTTGAGGAGAGCAATACCCCGGTCTTTTCCGGCGTCGCGCTTTTGGAGCATGCGTTATGCTATACTCTATGGTATAATATTATTTATAAGATTTCAATAAAAAAAATGTTGCGGTGCAGTATAACCTGGTATGTGTAAAAGTATTAGCTGACGCTGAAGCTAAGTCGTTGCTTGTTAGGTTCGTTAGCACTACCTTTGTAGTAAAGTTCTACTTTACCTGTACCCATTTCTCTATTAGGCCATAGTACATCAAAATTTAACTCGCCGCCTTTGGGTCTGGCAAATATTTGAATAAAGTTGTGCTGTAGAATTTCACGAGCTAGTGCAGGAAAGTTTGGCATTGCATTTGTTTTGTTTACTGCATTAACAATAGTTTTGGCACAAAGATACATTACAACGCCGCTTGGCTTTACACCTTCTCTATACTTACTAAAATCAATTCCTTCTAACATCTTTTGTGCAGTTTCAGGAAGCTCAGAAATATTTTTTAAATCTACATCTTTGCGATTACGCTGCATATCAACAATACGTGCAATATCGTCTGCACTAAAAGGTAAACCTCTTGCAATATTCTGCGGAATAGAATCTGGCGCAAGTTCAAACAACTTGTTAATACCAATCAATGATTGTGTGTAGCTAGCAGGCCCAGCACTAGTATCTGGATTTTGTAGCGTTTCGATAAATTCTATTTCTCTTGCGTATTCCGGTGTTCTTAAATTGTCAGGAATCTTAAGATTATTTAGACTTGGAGGTGCACCTTTTTTACCACCTTTACTACTAATATAGATAACATTTCCGCTATCCATATTAGTAAATGCACCGTCGATATCAACACCACCTAAACTATCTCCCAATGGAAAGTTGGGTTTAGCTGGAAAGAAATAGTTAATCTTATCTAAGCCTGCGCCTAGGTGTTTAACAAATGCATCTCTATTAGGGAAGTTAGCAGTACCATTTATTAGTGCAAGAACACCTAGGTATTCTCCTGCGTAATCTCTGATAGCTGGTTGGAATTTTTTATCGACTGTTGCCCAATTTACAAGTTGTCCTGCTTGAATTTGTTTGGCAATATTAACAATAGTTTTACCAATCTCGCTACTGTTAAGTGTCTTATTGTTAATTACAGTTGGAAATAGCTGTGTAGCAGTAAAGTTACCACCTTCGCCAGGCCAAAGATCGCTTGGTTTAACAACAAATGATTCCTTACCACCTGCTGCAGGATCTGCATCCCAAGCTAGTTGCTGTCCACCAAACTCTTGTGTCTTAGCTAATTTACCAATTGGAATACTTTGTCCTTGAGTATTACGGATTGTAATTTGACCTTTATACTCTGGATCTTCTAACTGTTGTTTAATTTGTTCTAATTGTGAAGGATCCGCATCAAATCTCTGTCCATCTGTGGTAGTAAAAGGACTTTTACTTCCGGCGGCAATCTTTTGAAGAAATACTTCCAGACGATTTACGTCTCTAACTTTTAAAAGTTCTGCTTTAGTTAGGTTGTTTGCTTCTGTAATAAGTTCGTGTAATAACATGTACTTATTTATTTAAAATAAACCAATCGTGTAGTTCATAATAGTAAAGATCATCCCTGCTATGATTTTTTATTGGTTTTCCAACTATCGTAAAGGGTTTTTTAATAGTATCCTGCCAAAACATACGATAAGGACACTGGTCTTCAGTTTCAATTAAGTAGAGTCTATCGTTTTCATCGTGCAACCAATTACAAGTAAACTTGGTTCCACTACTAAATCTGCTACGGCTATATTTTTGACTTTTCTTAGTATGACTATTGATAAAATTTAATGTTCTCTCTACCGGTTGGTTATGTACTTCACTGTTTTTCCAAGGTGTGTTGTTGTAGTTTTCTTTTAAACTATCTAATAACATATCCTCTTCATATAACATTGGCAGGCTCATAATCATTCCAGTTTCTTCGTGGGCATAGGCACAGTCTTTTGTTAAAAACTTCAAGAGTTCAGATCTATACTTGGTTAAAGGCTTATTACCAAGTTGTAGCAATAACAGTTTTCCGCCAAAATGATTTCGAATTTTAACAGCGGTCTCTCGATCTTCTTCCGTAATTCTTTCAAGCACCATGCGGAAATTTTCCGGCACAGCATTTGTTCTATGCAAATGCCAGGCGCAGGCCACAGGATCGCCATCAAGTTTTAAATCTACTTCTTTAGCCACCCATAATGGGTTATTAATATTCTTATCCATGTACTTTGGAAACGCATTTGATAAACTCATTCATACACCCTATTATGCGTGTCGCTGCATCTTATAAATGTAGCACACTTGGTTAAATCTTTTAGACGCCTAGCACCAACATATGTACAAGTACTTCTTATACCGCCCAGCAAATCTTGTAGGGTGTCCTCGACTGACCCCTTGTAGGGTATAAGCACCTCCCTGCCTTCACTGCTACGATATTCTTTTAATCCGCCACTGTGTTTGTCGTTAGCGGCTTTGCTGCTCATACCATAAAATTCAACAAATTGTCGTTCTTCCATAACACGATTTCCATTTGAATCTAGTTCGTCAGTGATGTACATTTTACTAATAACATCTCCTCCGCCCTCGTTGTGTCCCGCTAGCATTCCACCAAGCATGACAAAGTCTGCTCCAGCCGCAAATGCCTTAGCAACATCGCCAGGACAAGTACACCCACCATCAGCGATAATATGTCCACCAAGGCCATGTGCCGCGTCGGCGCATTCCATAACCGCAGATAACTGGGGGTAACCAACACCAGTTTTAATACGAGTGGTACACACTGATCCAGGACCAATACCGCACTTAACGATATCTGCTCCTTTGAGGATAAGTTCTTCTGTTATATCACCAGTAACGACATTGCCTGCTATGATTACTTTATCTGGAAATTCTTGTCTAAACGCTTGAACAAAGTCTATAAATCTTTCACTATAACCATTGGCAACATCAATACAAACGTATTTAATTACACTACCAACATTTACTGCTCTAAACTTTGCTAGATCATCTTCTGTAACACCCATGCTATAAACAGCATAGTCACTACCAGGATGATTAAAATGTTCTACTAAACTGGAAATATTATAATGTTTAACAACCGCGGTGAGCATGCCTTGTCTACAAAGAACATCATTCATATCCCAGGTGCCAACACCATCCATGTTAGCGGCAATAATAGGAATACCTTTGTAGGTTTGATGGCTATTGATAAATGTATACTCTCTGCTGAGACCTACATTTTTTCGACTATCCAGTGTACTACGTTTGGGCCGCAGTAGCACGTTAGAGTAATCTAACTTCAGATCGTTTTCTATTCTCATAAATTTATTATAAGATATTTCTCGGATAAAAGCAAATTATTCTTGTTCTAATTTTACTTCTAGTGGATAACCCTGATTACGAGCTTGAATAAGGACTTCAACGCCCTTTTGTTCTGCTATTTCAAAAGGTAGTACAGCAACAATTCCAGCACCCTTTTCATGAATTTCTGCTGTTTTCTTTTCTGCTTTTGGTGCATCGTAATCAAAAACATTTACTAAACTGTCACAAACAAAATCAAATGTAGTTACTTGATCATTTACATAAATGACCTTATAGTCCTTGGGTGGTTCGAGGTCCAAAACAGGACGAAACTTTTCTCTAATATCTGTTTGCTCTGCCATTTTTAACTCCGGGTTAGTAGGGGGAGATTTCTCTCCCCCTACACACAATTATTTACACAAATTTAACAGGGATCTGACGAGGCTTTAGCTCTTCAGGTACATGGCGTTCTAGCACAATGCTTAGAATACCATCCTGTACAGTTGCGTCCTTGACCTCTACGTGATCTGCAAGGTTAAAGGTACGACGAAACTTGCGACTGCTGATGCCCTTGTGTAGATATTCACGATTAGATTCACCAGCATCTGTGCTACCTTCTACAGTTAGCACGCCATTATGGACAGTAACCTCGATATCCTTTTTGCCAAAACCTGCGACAGCAAGTTCAATTTCAAAGTTATCGTCATCCAGTTTAACCACATTGTAGGGTGGGTAACCTTCTGAAGTATGTCCGTTTACCAGCATACGATCAAGCAAACGATCGATGCCAATAAAGTTTCTGTTAAGTGTGGGGATGTCAAAAGTTGTAAGAGTATTATCCATTGCATTTCTCCTTTTCTAAGCAAGATATACGTTTTGCGAAGACCCGACTGTCAGCATCTTCTAACTTTATTTATACAAGTATTATATACTTCTATAAAAAACTTGTCAACTTTTTTATTTATAAAAGTTATTTTCTATTTCACGTTTTTTCTTTAGCCAGCGTTTGCGAGCCATATCACGTTCCTTGCGGCGACGCTCACTGGGCTTAGTAAAGCGTTCTTTATCTTTAAGAGTTTGAAGTAACCCATCTTCCTGTACCATTTTTTTAAGACGGCGCCAGGCCTTGTTAATATTGTTGTTGTGAACTTCTACACAAAGTCCACGTTTTTCTCTGTCTCTCATTTAGTCCTCTAGTTTAGCAAGCCAACCTACCAAGAATGCCACTGGATCCTCGATCTGTTGTTTATTAATAATATTAAAATCTGTACTATTATTGTAATAGTAAGTTTTAGGTTTGTCAATTAGTAATCCTGTTACTAAATTGTCTACTTCAGTATTTAACAATATATAATCTACATTATTAGAAACATTTACCAACCAGTTTATATCCTTGCCTGAGTTTGCTAGGTATATAGTTATATCAATATTAATATCCTTGATGTAATTACATACACTTTGATTGTTGTATTCATAGCCAAAACTTAATATACTTGGCTGGTCCATAAAATAATAGTCTGGCTGTGTAACCAGGGTAAATTTAGTCATTTAATAAAAACTTTTTAATTTCGTCACGCTCATCTTCTGTAAGGTGCTCCAGGGATATTTTTCCACTCTTGATACTATTAACCATATGACGAATGTATTGTTCATTTCCAAGATAACTTGTGGTCCTGGTTTTGGGAATTTCTATCCATTTGTTACCTGTAAACCTAAATAATTTATTAGGTAAAAAATCTACTCTTATAAAAAGATCCCCTTTTTCAGGATCTTCTACAAAGCTAGTACCAAAATCTATATTGGCACCTAGTGGTAGTTCTAGGTCCCTGATGATATTATCAACAGAGACCTGAGCTAGTTTTTTGTTGTTGTTTCCGCACCACCTGCTTCTGCAACTAGATCGTTACCAAACTCGTCTTTCTCTACAAGCTGATATTTTTCTGCCATCTTGATAACAACAGCATCTCTGCGTTCTACCTCAGATTCAAGTTCTGCAACACGCTTTAGTAATTCTTCAATTCTTGTTGTGAACCCTTCTACTCCTGAGCTTAGTTCGTCTACTTGTTTTTTATAATTGTCACGATCTGCTTCTGTTTCTACTACCTTGTCTACCAACAACTCGGTCTGCTCTTTGCTAGTGGCAAGTTGTGATTCTAGTTCTATTTTTTCGCTTAGGAGAGCAGCGTGTTCATCCTGTAATTTTTGATATTCAAGTGGATTAATATTGCTTAAATTGCTGTCTAGTAATTTTTCTAGCTCGTCTAAAATCTCATTATGCTTTTTGAGTTCCATTTCAAGTTCCTCTACTCTTGGGTCTGGCTGTGTTTTTATCTGTAAATTTGTGTCATAAAAGCCTAGTGGTTTTTTATTTCTTTCTTGACGCCACCAGGTTAAGGTCATACTGCCTGCTAGCACAAGACATACAGCAAGTGGATCAAAAACTGCTACTATTATAATTATCACCCAACGCACTGCTTCCTCTAATAATGTCTTATCTGCTGCACCATAGATAAGTTCTGCGATGTATTTTACTGGGCCTACTTCTGCTTCAAACTGTCTGTACTTTTTCTCAAATACAAACTTCTCTTCACGTAGTTGATCTATAACAGGCTGTTCGTTTTCTATTTGTTTTTCTAAATCAGCGATACGTGTATCTACACCCTTATTAGCATTACTTGCTTCTAGTGTATAACGAGTAATATTTTCATTGGCACTCTTTACTGTGGGATCAACGCTCTTACGAATAGTAGCAATACGTGCTTCAACATCTTTTATACTGTTAGATAGTCTCTTGTTTATATCACGAATTTCTCGTTGTACCGCACTAGCAATACTAAGCTCATTTGCTTTGGCACGGTCAATATCTGCTTGTAGTTTATCACGCTCAGGCTTTTGTTTAGCTCTTAGTTCAGCACCCTTGGCAACGTTGTCTGTTGTGCTACTAAACAGACCACTTTCTCCAGTGGTGCCCTGCTTGGTGTATGCTTTCACGTCATTGTCTAGTCTTGTAAGTTCGTCTTGCGCTACTTTAATACTAGCCTCTGCACGTTTCTGTGCATCTACTAGGCGCTTTTCCTGCTGTCCAATCTCTGTTTGTGCTTGACTGCGTAGTCCGGGTATCTTTGCATTTTCAGCATCAATCTGCGGCTGTAGTCTAGCATTAGCATCCTTAATACGCTGTTGCTCTCGGGCAATGAGACTGTCGATTCGACCACCAGTTTCGCCCTTGTTTAACGCCTGTATGTCTTCTTGCCAGCGTTTGATTTTGGCTTCTGACCTAGCCATCTTATCGTCAATATTTGCTGCTAGTGCTATTTGCTCTTGCCCTACACTAGCCTGTTCAATATGACTTTTACTTAGGAAACCAAATACACCCATGCTTGTAATAAACATAAGCACTATGACCGCTATGGTTAAGTAGCCACGTATAATCTTAGGCGCACGATGCCAGTTTTGGTGTAGCCATACTGTGGTTAGAATTTTACCAACTTCTAGCACACTGCCCATTAGAACAATAGGCAAGAAGGCTGCTGCAAAGATAGCAGTCAAGCCAATGATGCTATAGTAAGCCGCAATACCTGAGATACACAGAGCAACTAATAATGTAAGAATACCTAAATACATATCTGTATTATACTACCTTTTTAGTTCAGTGTCTATAAACTTAACGCTGTTCAATCCAAGTCATAGATGCAAGTGCGTCTTTACCTGTGCCACTTGATGCACATAAAATGGTGAATACATCACTGACTGATCCCAGGTTAGTTCTACCAATTTGATACGCTGTGCTTTCTTCCAGTTGGATGCCTGTGCCACCACCACCTGAGATAACAAATCCACTGTCAAGGACTCTGCCGTGATTGGCTTCAGTGATGTTAGCCGGAGTAATATAGGTTTGATACTGTGTAAATCCATCTGGGTCAGGATTGTCTAACCACGGTTGCGGTCCTGACTGTCCTGCTGTGACTTCTGCTGGTATGGTGGCATTACGCACCAGTTTATAAAAGACGTTGGTGTTGTCAATGGTAGCAACCTGGAACGCCTGTGGTAAAACAATTCCATTCAGTGCCGACGACTTTAATCTAATACTTAAAACGGGATACCAATTGTCTTTGGTGCCGGCGCTGGACAAGGCATTTGCCATTCGTGTGCCATAAAAAGGAGCACTGATGTTTTGTGCTATACCAAGTTTACCCACTGTGCCTTCTGAAATAAGACTGTTTGATCCTTGAAGCATTGTGAATGGTCCACCTGCTACGGTGCTGAGTGCTTCTATTTCCATTCTGATAGGAAGAAAAGGAGTCTGTGCCCAAGGTAAAGTATATCTGTTGGCATTTCGGTGAGTGTGTATCACGTGAGTTGCACCATCAATTACAAAACCAAACTTAACTTGACCTGCGCCATACCATTCATATTCAACGTTGATCAACTGTATCTTGGTTGGGTCTGCTGTAATACCACTTGATTGAGTGCCGTCAAGTCTGTCGCCATTCCACTGACTTCTTGGAACCACAATGTCAACGCCGCCGTTTGATACTGTGCAGTTATAAACTGGAGCACCATCTACCCATACACCACTGTCTTCAAACCAAAAGCCATCTTCCCCTTGATTTAACATTCCAAATCTTTTGCGGATACCTTCTACAGGAGTTCCAAGTGTGACAGCAAAACTCACTGTGCTGGTTCTTCCTGGAACATATCGTTGTGCGAGAAGAGTTTGTCTAATAACTTTATCGCCACTGTCTCCATTGACGCTTAACTGTACTTGACTGCTGGCTAGTACGTGAGTTGCACTGCCAGTGCCTGTTACACTAGTTTCCCATACGTCAGTTTCAAGACCATATTGGAATGTGTTAAAGAACACAGTTTCATAAGGACTTACTTTTTGTCTACCCTTTGAGGTTAGCCCGCCGGCATCGCCAACACCAGTAGAAGTTTTAATACGCAACACAGGTTGCCCTGACGCATTGTAGTCCATTGCTTTATGCACATTGAGTAGATTGGTCTCTTGTGGATGGCTATAGTTTGTATTATTGTTTCTAGTGGTGTCTGAACGATCAACCATTTACTATAGCCCCCATTTGGTGCCTAGATATGACTCTACGTTTGTAATCTCGATTGCGTTTAGCGTTCTATTAAACAACAACACTTCTGCAATGTATACTTCTGCGCCACTTGTTTTTCCAGTGTTATTACCTATATAGAAATGTGTGTTGCTTGCGTTTGTGGTTGCGGCAACTGTACCTGTAAAACTCAGTGTTTTGGCTGCGCCATCTTTTCTATACACTAATCTGTCTGCGTTAGTGCTTTTACTGCCATCAAACACCAGTGTGTGTCTTGCCCAGTTTGTGTCTGCGGTAGAAGCAACTGTGCCTACTGCGCTGTTCATGCCAATTTCCATTGTAGTACCGTTAGCGTTCATACGCAGGTCATTTTGGTTTGTTTCACTCAAATACTGCACACCTGTAGTGTTTAGTAGTTTACTAACCATAAACACAGTAAAGCCTGCTTGACTTTGTAGTTGTGTAAATGGGTTAACACTCAAGTTGTCATTGCCATCAAACTCCAAGTAACCATAGCCATTTTGAGGTGTAGTGTTTTCGTAACTTGGTTTAGCACTGCCGCCATTTGGATTAGCATTGTGTGCTTGAACAGATTTATCAGTCCACTGTGTGATCTGACCTTCATCTGTGGCACTTGGAATAAGTGTGCTTGTATCAGCACCATCATACCAAATCTGCAAGTCAAGAAATGTGCTTTCACCAACTGCTTCTTCTGGACTTGCAGGTGCTGCACCTTCTACACTGGTCACCCATGGTCTGTGAGGCAATAGTGGATTGTATGTGTTTGCATCATCTTCCAGTGTACTCGCACCATCTGCATAAGGCAAACTCAGTGCTAGTTGATCATATGTGTTCCACTGTCTATAATATGGCTTTGTAGTATCTCCACCTGCTTTGCGTTTTAGTTGTGCAATCTCAAGTGTCATAAGTTGATTTGCTTCTTTGTTTGCCTGTGACCTTTCACTGGAAACTGTAATAATATCGCCAGCAACAATGCCTGCACTAGCAAGAGTTGTTGCTGCATTGTCTGTGCTGTCTTTCACAAGTCCATTTTTGTGAATACTAACACGACTGTAGTAAGAACTGCTCAATCCTTCGTCACTAATAATAGCACTACGAAGTTGTGCCATTGTTTGTCCGTCGTCAATTGTAAGGTTGTTTAGTAAACCTGTCAGACCTTTATATTTAATTGCTATATTTGCCACGGTCATGCTCCACTTGTGTTAGATAGTGATATAGGCTTGGCGAATCTGTACGCAAATCTGCTGCGTGTTTTGGACCGTTCACGCCGCCACCTGCATGAGTTGTTACGCTTTCAATATCTGCATACTGCTCATTGGGAGCATTTGCAGGCTCGCATGCACTGCGATTATCGTCGGTTAGATCTTCAATCTGACGGAAATGATTGTCATCAACAGGTTCATTTACCTGCTGGTATTCGTCAATTACACCCAATAGGCGCTTAATAAGTTCACTAGTGTCCATACTATATTTATTGCAGGACAGCGAACTCCTCAGGATTATCTGTAGTGTAAACTACACGTTTAAAGTCAAACTCTGCAATGGCCACCATACAGCCCTTGCAGGGTTTAGCAATACCGTTTATCCAGTGTTTAGCACGTTCACTGGGACGTTTTACCCTGTAAATGTACAGAGTTGCTTGCCTTAGATCTTCAGGGTTCAAGTGGTTAAGGCTGTTTTTGATAGCATTTATCTCAGCATGCAGGAAGATGGCCTCGCTGTTCTTTGCATAGAGTTGTTGAAACGGGTGGCTCTTTTTTTGATTAAGACCAGTGCTAATAACTTTGCCTTTGATAGCAACTGCGGCAGCAAGTTTGGCACGTCGCAGGCCATTGTTGTCAATAGCCTGTCTACGAAGGAAATCCATGATACGAAAGTCGCGCCGGCTTATCACCGGCCCGGGCGACGGGCCATCATCCATTGATCCACTCCTTTACCTTGCTGTGACTTCCCCAGGCGTTACCCGGAAGTTCATTATAAATGAACTTAACAATATCAAACAATGCCTGCCGGCTTTCCTCGTCTGCTCGTCCCACACTTTCACTGAGATTGTTAGCAAGCACCGCGGTGAGAAATCCACCAGGTTGCAGACGCTGGAAAACATAACGCTCCAGTGCGCCACGAATATTGTCAGGGATACTGGGATAACTTGAGAAATCCAGCCTAGCAATGTTAAAAATCTGCGCTGTCATTCCTGAATCTCAATATCTTGCGTATCAGCAAACTTAACAACAAATGTACTTTTTGACTCATGATCCCTAACTTCAAATAATTCAGTATTCAAATCACGAGCAACAATATCGCCTGTGCTTGTATAGTCACCATACCTTTGAACAGGAAGGTCTGCCATGCTGTACAAACCACCGGGACGCCCATAACTGTCCAGAGGAATGTTTACGGTAAATTTGCAACTGTAACTGTTACCTGCTCGTATGTCTAGTGGTGTGATCATTTTAGTTTTCTCCTTTTCTATGTGCGTCCAGCAGATCCTGGACATACCAAGACGCATCAATACAATAGCCGCCCACATGCCATTCATAGACACCTGTACGGGCAGTTTCTGGGCTGTATTCTTTCCAGTCGTAGATGGTAGCGGTAACCATATCTTCAGTTTCCTGATCAAAGTCACGCACAAGGATATCTGCGCGAAACTCGTTCCACGTCTTGTCCGAACTGCCAATGTTTTCGCCAAACACTGCTTCAAGTTCTGCATAGGTAGCCTTAACATAACCCTGCAGACTTGTGCCTGACGCACGAACGTCGTTGCCTGTTGATTCAATCTCCAGTTCCATTACGCTGCCTCCTCAGATTCAAATTTTACAATCTCCATCAACTCTTCTACGACAGCTTTGCCGTGAGAAGTAAACAAGAAACCATGGCCATACACCCAAGACTCGACATCCTGTTTCATATAGAACGTCTCCTCCATTGTCATCCAACAGAGAGCGGTTTCACGGTCACCGGCACCAGCTTCGATGAACTCACCGACAGTTGCTTCGAAGTCAGCAATAGCAACCTCGGCAGCATATGCTTCTTCTGCCTCTGCGACCTCTACCGCTGCACCAATACGGTTAGCTTCTTTGCGAAGGTCATCCATTGACATGGATTTGAAGTCATAGTGCCGACCCTTGACGCCGAAAGCGTCCTTGTGACCCTCGTAGATATAGAGGATGAGGTCTTCGCGTTCCTGGGCTTCAGTATAAGTGTTGGACATCTGTTTGCTCCTCATTTCCTACATATACATATTAGCACATATAGCAGTTTCGTCAACCATTTTAGATGAAAAAAGCTCACCAAGTAAGCTTTTTTCTGTAGTGTAAATGCTATTTTTGCCCGCTCCATAACACTTTTGGGAGCCTTTCCCCTGACCCTATATCACGGCCGTCAGCTGGCATAGTTACCATATTGGCTCCGGAGGTAGGACCGGAGGTAGGATTCGAACCTACGACCCACGGATTAACAGTCCGTTGCTACTACCAACTGAGCTATCCTGGATTATTATTAGCCTTTAATCTTCCAGGTTCCGTCTGGTTGCCTGCAGGCTGTACCATAAGCACTCTGCTGTTGGCCGCCAACTGTAACTGTCTGTTGAAACTCTCTACAATAAGACCCAGCGGCTTGATATGTGCGTAGTGGTACCACACTACCACTGTTGCCTGAGTTTGGATTTTGCCAGGTAGATGTTTGACCATCTCTAACTACTTCCAGTGTTCGTTGAGTAGTGTTGGACATCTTCATCTGGTCTAGTTCATCTAGGCTATTTCCAATGCTGTTACCTAGTAGCATACCACCAAGAGCGCCTATTGCTACAGCGGCAAGTTGACCTTTACCGCTGCCAATTTGTGATCCTGCTAGAGCGCCACCACCAGCACCCAGTAGTCCACCCAGCTGAGCTTTAGGTCCTGATTGGCAGGCTGCTAAACCTAGCGCAACTACACCTACCATGAGTGTATTCTTGATCTTCATGTGTATTCTCCTATACAATACTATATTATAACTTATTCTGAGTTAATGTCAACTATCTTTAAGATAACCAGCAGCATAACTCAGTAACCGCTGTAGTGGTTTTGCGTTCGGGGGGAATATTTGTCTGTGTTTATCATAAGCAGGAAGTTCATCTCTAAACTTTTCTGGATTGCGAAGCGCGGCTTCTGGGTCACTGCTGGCTTGAATCTCACGTGCTAAATCGTGACCGTGCGCCATTAGTTCATGTGGGTCACGGAAATATGTGCGTATAAGATCACGTTCTTTGCCAGTTTTTTCTTTTTTCTTCAACCCCAGCTGATATCCACTGGGTAAACTTTTATATTTTTTAACACCCATTCGGTCTCGTTGTGCCAGGTGTATTGTTTCATGCGCCAGGGTTTTTAACACACTATCCTTAAAACTTTTTGGTCCCCAGTATCCAATGGTACTGTCAGGATCTAGAATAATATCCATGCTGCCATCACCGTGAACCTGAGCTGCTTGTATATACCAGTCAACTGCTTTACCGCCAGGTTTGCCAATATGCCAATCTATGTTTAGCTCTTCAGAATTACTATAACTTTGTAAAATGTCTATTAGTTCTTCCAGATCATCTTTATCGTTATTGTTTTTTAGAAAATCGCTATACTCAGCATTGGCGTCGTCTAATACTTCTCCAACAAGAAGTAAAAAACCATGGTCTGGATCCAGTCTGCCTTCTGTGAGTTCATGTAATAACATTAAAAAGATCTACCCTTCCAGAAATGAGTATCATAAAAGTGACGTGAGGTATAAAGCGTTTTCGCACTATATCCCTGGTTAAGTTTATAAATTTTAGTACCATCGCCATCATATTCCCAGACTCTTTTATCAGGATCATGGCTCTGAAAAGGACCATCATTACTAAACTTATTTTTTTCCATACAGTATTTATTGATCGCGCATTACAGGAAGTTCACCGTTTGTATCTCTTGGATAAAACCAGCCTGCTAAACTGTATCTGGGTGTGGGCGCTATATAACTAACAGGACTTATAAAATGTTTATTAATTCTATGGCCAGCAAGTTCGCTGACATCCATGAACACCAAACGGTTACCAAATGGTTCAATACTATGTTTTATGCTGGTTTCGTCTTCATTCATAATACATAGTTGTCCTCCCCAGTGCGCCCGCCAGTCTGGATTAAAGTAAAATATGTAGGCTAGCCAGCGTCTTGGATCATGATGTGGATTTAACCAGGATTCGTGATCATAAGCACTGTAACTGGGTTCTCTGGTATACATGTTAGGAAAACCACTGATATATTCTGCTATATCTAAAAATGTGGTTTCTGGTTTACCCAAACTGTAATCTTCTGTTACAACTCTAGTAAATTCAATGACTCTGGGATACTCATTTTCAATAATATCTTCTTCTTTGAGGATCCACTTAGCTCTATGCCAGTAGCCAAACTCTTGTTGCGCTCCTGTTTTATGGTAACTTTTAAAGCTATCAATATCAATAGTTTGCGCTCTCTCTTGACTTATTTTTTGATGTTTATTGCCCACACACATCCAATAGCCCATGTTCATGGTAGGCAAGCATTGGTAAAGATGACTAATCCAGGGCTCTTGGATAATATTGTCTATTACACAAAATCTGTGTTTTTTAAAATCATATCTAGCCTTATCCAAATCATGTGTATTAAACATTAATCCGCTCTGTAGAAGATGTGGTCATCAATATGAGCTACTAGGGTCATACGCTTACGCCATTCTGGCTTCACATACTCAGCATGATAGTGATTGGCTCCTTCTAACATGCCTTTCCATTTGTTGTATGCTAGTACTTCATAAGCGATGGCATTAGCAACTTTCCACTTGATGTTATTTTCAGTGTTTATTACTTCATCCTTTTTGCCATCACAATACCAACTAAACTGGCAGCGGTGCTTTACTGGATAAAATTTCCTGTCTTCCTTATTAATGTTAGGATCGTTTTTGGTACGCCAACTTTCTCTCACTGGCCCTTCGTATATTACGTCACAGACTGTACCAGGAAATCTGCGATCATTTACTCTATTCATAACCACTCTAGCTACAGCTATCATTCCAGCCTGGCTTTGATTGGCTGCTTCTCTGTATATGTTTAGGGCCATACAGTATAGCTCTTCTTGTTCTACTTTATTTTTATCTTTTTCAGCTGGAATATATATTGTTCTTGTTTGTATAACTGTTTTTGTTGTTGGTACTTCTTTTATAACAACTTTTTCTAAAGGAACAAACTTTTCAATTATCTTCTCTACTTCAATAAACTTAGTTATAGTTTTAGGCTCCCCCATGTAATAATGTGCTGAAGCACCAACCATAAAACCAATTATTAAAAACAGAGGCATGTTACGTAAATTCATAGACTTACTCCTAGAGTTAATACTAAACTTAGTTTAACACGTATTTTAGCCCAGTTACCCTTTTAAGCCTGCAAGTTCTCTAAGTCTAACAATAAATCCTTTGTCATTGCGTTCTGATTCAAAAACAAAAGTGTTGGCTTTTTTATTGTTTCTTAACTTGGTATACAATACACCTAGTTTTCCTGGCTGTATTGGGCCTAGTGAAAAGTCGCTGCCATCATTATTAATAATTCTAGTTCCGTCACTGTCTTTAACTAGTACAGCATCCTGATCCCATTGATTGCCTAGTTTATGAATGGTGTCTGCAAAAGAATCTGAACTAGAGGGCGCTATTACAAAAATGCTGTCTTCGGCTACTTTGCGTTCGTTTTCAGTTCCTTGGTTTTCAATCCAATAACCATCAACATAAAAAAATCCATACCCTTCTTTACGTAAGTCCGCTGCAAGTGTTTTATTTCTAGCAACATTCTCTTCATAAGTATAATCACCCCTAAACGCTGTTAATATAGCAACATTCCTGTCTGGATCGTTAAAATGTTGCCACACTCTACTTAGACTCGCTTCAGTAATCATAATCAATTCCTTTTATTTCTAAAATATAATATTATATTATTAATAATATAATTATTTACAAAAAAGTCAACCGTTAAAGTTTAACGATTCCTTCAGCAATCAGGCGTTCTCTGTTACGCATATGCTGGGCTTGAACCTCTTCTTTGCTGCCGCCAAAATAAGGCACACAGTGTCCTTCAGCAATCATTACTGTAGTAACCATTGATTCTCTGTCATTTTTAGCGTCCCAGCATACAAAGTCACCAAGGATACGACCAAACTTGCCTTTCATATCCTCACCATTTTTGTTTACTTGTGTTTGTAGTACTGCGGTTTTACCTAATAAAGATTTGAGTCTAGCCTTAGCAGCAAGCCCAAACTTCTTTTCTACTTTATCCCTTGTGCGAGATTCTGGTGTATCAATGCCCATAATACGGACACGTTCATCTTTAAGCCACACTCCAAAGCCTAAATCAATATCTACGTCTACTGTGTCTCCATCCACAACTCGTAGAATACTTGTGCGGTACTCATACATTTAAATACTCCTCTTCTGAGGTATTTATTTGCCTTGACCGCGATATGCTTTGAAATTTTTTCTTTTATGTTTGTTTTTTGGTCTAGTTAAATTACTGCATCCAATACTGGTTCTTTTTTTAGTTCCGGATCTGTTTTGTGTTAGTTTAACTCCTTTGTTGGAGCCAATTGATTTACCACCTTTAGCCATAGTGAGTCCTCCTTGTTGACTCACTATTTAGTTATCTATTTGCTATGCGGAGGCATCCTTGACTCAACAAACCAAACATGAGCACGTCGGCCTGGATGATACTTACGCATACGCAACTTTTTACCTTCGCGTAGTTCGCTCAAGGTTTTAGGATGAACAAAGTGATAACTAGCATTGGTACGCGATTCATCTTCTGGAATCATCCATACTTTATCATTACGATTTTTTTTACCTGCCATTAACCTGAACTCTTCATGGAATATGAACCTGTCTTCAAAACTTCCCTAGCATTTACCCTAATGAATTTCTTGTTTTTTTCATTTTTGTTTGGATTCGGAATAGTTAGAACTACATTTTTGCCTTTAATAAAAGCAGCTATTTGATTATTTGCTCTTTCTAAAAGATTATTTTCTAAATATTCACGACGCATTGTTTTACGTAACCAGCGTGATACGTTTGGACGCTCACCTTTTGAAGTATAATTCTTGCCTGAAGACCTCTTACCCTTTGCCATCTTTGTTTTCCTTTTTTTGCTTTAATTGCTCTTGCGTTTTCAAGTTTTCAATGTAATCTTTTATTGCTTTATCTAGGTTTACTTTACAGTATTCTTCCCCTTCTAGGAGGCTTCTAGTTTTGCATTCTTTGTCGACTATTTCAGATATAACATGATCATTAATAGTTTTTTCGTCTGCTATAATTGCCCCTGCATCATAAACAGTTTTTGCTGCTCCTAATATTTGTATGGGCAAAGGAACTAATCCTGCTGCACATCCTCCTAACATTGTAATAAAAATACTTAAATATGTCAACCTTAAATTCAATACCTGCTCCAAGGTAGATGCTAGCTGATTCTGTTGCCAGGTTCAGCTAGCCAAACCCCGTCTAGCCTCAAGCGGCTAGAGCAAATGCAACGTTATTATCGTTTGCGTTTATAAAGTTTGCTTGATTTACGGTCATCGCCTACCGGTAACTCCACTGCGCCTATTACGTGTATCGATCCTAGTTCGCCCCCATCAAAAGCACACCGAGGACTTGAACCTCATTTCTAGAATAGTACCATACTACAGGAGCTACCTGCTGGTGTGCTTATGGTGGAGGCGAGCGGTACTGCCCCGCTGTCTACTCCGTCGTTAACGTGCTTCAACGTTACAATACTATTTAACTATATTTTTGGATTTTTGTCAACAGTTTTATGCTACTAATTCTATTTTATCTTCTGCCATCCATTCAATAGCATATTCCTGAACAGCGTTTCTGTTTATCATTTCACTGGTAAATGCATCCCAGTAACTCCCAAACTTGTCTCCTGTAACTTTTGCGCCTTCCGCTAATCCTTTTAACATAGCAACAGCGTCTGGACTAGTAACACGGTTTTCCATGCTAGCTACAAAACCAAATACATTTTGTGGATCGTTTGTTCTAAGATCTAAGTGTAGGTCCATTTTAGGTAGGTGTATAATTTTTTCGTCGTAAACTTTTTTCTGTATCTGTTGAATGGCACTTCTTGCACTGCCAAACGCACCACTCCATGTAGAATTATTTGCAATACTAGTCACTTCACTTTGTATGCTATCCAGCGTTTTCTTAGCAAAACTATCCATGTCTTCATGAGTTATGCCTAGTACTGTATCAACTATACCATCTACGCCATATACTGGGGATCCTCCTCCAGTTGTAAAGTTACCAGTTAAGCCATTGCTTAGATGACTGTACAAATTATTTAAATTTGTAAATGCTCCTAAATCTTCCATCTTACGCATACTATTTGTAAACTGATTAATAGGCTCTTTTAAACCTATTCCTGCTAGTGAACCCATTACATCACTGATTTGTAGTCTACCGTCTAGACCTGTACCACCAAGAAATTTGCTTGTGATATTGGCTGCCGCATCTTTGTCTATTAGATTTAAAGCATTTCCAATTATAGGCAGTTCCGTGGGAATGTCAAATGCTTGCAATAATTTACCAAACTGTTGTGGTGTTGCTAAACTTCCAAGACTTACATTTGCTAGTTCACCAGCAAATTCTTGAAATGTATCAGGGCTTATAAAGTCAAAACTGGTAGGCAAAACTTTAGCTAAGTTTGTAAAATCTGCCAAACTTTCTAAACCAGGAATTTTACTGCCCAGTACATCCTGAGCTATATTTAACATGTCTGGGTTAGTTACCATTCCTAGTGCGTCATTTAGAATATCATTAAATTGTCCGCTTGCTAGATTGCCTATATTATCTAGTAATTCATTCCCAGCAACATCCTGAAGAACATCAAAAATTCCTGTAATTTCACCAGCACCACTGTTAATTAATTTTTCAACTAGCTGCCCTGGATTGCCAAAATTAGCAATATCGCCTAAATCAAAAGCACCGCCTAGATTAACTAAGTCTTGAGCAAAGTCGGGAAGAATATCATTTACTTGTCCGGAAATAAAACTTGTCATACCATTCGTAACTACATCACCTATGCTACCTATGGCATCACCTAGGAAATTACCAAAGTCAAATTCACCTCCGCCTAGTATATCAGTTAATTCGCCAGGATCCAGCGCATCCAAGAAACCTGAATCTAATCCGCTAAGAACATCTCCAAATGGAAGTGCGCTGGTAAGAGCACTAAAAGCACTACCAAACTGAGCACTCAACCCGCTTGTTAAACTGCTTGCTAGTGTACCACTTATATTAGAAAATGCTTCAACACCACTGAATGCTTGCATAATACTGTTAGCGCCAAAGCTACCCATTAAGTTACTGGTATGACTACTAATACTGTCTAATATACCAGTACCACCAAGAGCACTAAAACCTTCACCTAGAACACCAGTAATTGATCCAAGACCGTCGCTCAGAGCACTGCCTATTCCGCCGGCAATTCCATTTAAAGCACCACTTATGCTTGTTAGGGGATTTAGACCTGCACTAACTAGATCAGTTACACCGCCCAGGGCACTTGTTATAGGACTTAAAAAACTGCCTAGTTGACTGGTTATTCCCATTTGGCCCGCAATGCCACCAAGAGCAGACATGGGACTAGCTAAAGCACTACCTAAATTTCCCAGACCTAAACCACCAAGGCCGCCGCCTAGCGCATTTAGTCCTATACTTGTAATTGCTGCTTTAATACATGCCATGGTTTACCCCGCTATCACACTTAATGATCCAGTTAACCTTGGATCACCGCAGGTATCTATATCGCCCACTCTTACAACCGGTGCTCCTCCTGCTGTTACTTTAAAACTACCAGGCAATGCTGCGAGTGCTGTACAGTGTATAGGAACTAATGGACATAGTGGATGTGAAGTCACAGGACCTAGGTGTCTAGCCAAGGGTCTACCATTAGCAGTTACACTTAATACAGGCAATATTGCTGCGCCGCCGGCTATATTAATATCAAAAATTCTTACTACAGGTCTTCCCATATGTATATTTATGTGTAAAAATAAACTGCTATTATAATTCAGTTATAGAGTAATTTTCGATCACAGAGTTAGCGAGCAATTTTGCACATAAAATTTCAATATCATAATCGTCATCACACTCGACAACAAACCATTTTCCCATACGAAGGCTCTGAAGTTTTCCGTTGCCTAGCATATCGTTTCCGTTTGCAGTTTTAAAGATAGATTCAGATGCAATATCTTTGACACCATCACGAAGACTGATTTCAATTTTATATTTCATAATAATAGTGTAAGACTAAAGACTTAAATTTTCTAATCCAAGATCGCCCAAGCGTTCACGTAGTTCTTGTTCACTTAAACTTGTAAGGGCGTCAGCACCACCATCAATAAACAGTTTACCATCTTTATAAATTTGCGGTGCTGTTCTGTGGCCTTCTGCAATCATATATTCACGTGCATTACTGTCATGATCGATGTTGATTTCCTCGAATGGGATATCATATTTTTTTAGGTATGCCTTTGCCATATTGCAATAGCCACACCAGTCTTTTGTATATACTGTTAGCATTTTATTTTTTCCTAAAGTTTTTATAATAACCTTGTTCTTCAAGTGTCTTTCTTGCTTGCTCTAGTTCCTGTCGTGGTTGTATAAAAGTTATTGCATATTTTCCTTGCTTGTCTATTTCTTTATCTTCAGGATGATCCCACATTAATATATAGTCATCATTGCTTGCAGCAATGCACATTTCGTCTAGCTTTTTACCTGAGAATAGTTTAGGATCTGTAGCCACTATTACAACATCACAGTTTTCTGGCCAATCCTTCATACTGTTTTCAACAACAGTTTTGATGTAACTGTCCGCGTCACTGTCAACTTCAATTACCTTTGCTCTATTACTTAACCAAACCTGTTTAGCGTAAGGGCAGGGAGGTAAGCCATTAAATGCTTTGTTTGGTACACCAAGATAATTAAGTATCCATTCCTCTATCTGATTAGAGGCTGAGTCCACTGAACGTATCCTCTTCTACGTCTTGCTTGGTGCCACCTATAATATATGAACTTATTTCTGTTTCCTGTGGCGCTACTTGTACGTCTGCTCCACTAATCCACTTCTGTGTCCAGGGCAACGGACTTGCTTGAGGTACTTTAAACGGACTGGCTAAGCCAATGGCAATCATACGCTTGTTGGCAATCCATTCAATATAATCAGATAATAGTTGTGCGTTTAAACCAATCATACTGCCATCAGCGAACAAATATTCTGCCCAACGTTTTTCTTGCTTTACTGCGTCGACAAACATGTCTACACACTGTTGTTTTGTGTCCTCAGCAATCTTAGCAAAATCAGCATCCTCTTTGGGCAGTAGTTTTATTAGTTGTTGTGTGCTAGCAAGATGAACATTTTCGTCTCTGGCAATAAACTTGATAATTTTAGCATTGCCTTCCATTTTTTTAAGTTCGGCAAATGCCCAGCTACAAGCAAAACTTACATAGAAGCGAACACCTTCTAGTATGTTAACACTCATGAGTGTAAGCCAGAGTTTGCGTTTTAGTTCATACAGATTAACATTTATTTCGGTTGCTACACTACTAAAGTTACCGTTTACTTTGTTGATGTCATGATCTTTACCACTAACAACAAGATGGCGGCCCTCGCCAAGTAGATTATACCAGCCGACCATGCGTACTAAATCGTCGTAGTGTTTGGTAATATCATCAGCGCACTCAACTATCTCTTTGACATCCAGCATCTCGTCAAAGATCTTGCTGGGATCACTGTAAACATTGCGAATCAGATGAGTATAACTGCGGCTATGAATCGTCTCCACAAACGCCCAGGTCTCAATCCAGGTTTCGATTTCTGGCAAACTTACACAGGGCAGAAAAGCCAAATTAGGACTACGTCCCTGAACACTATCAAGGAGAATTTGACGTTTTAAATTACTGGTAAAGATATGCTTTTCATGATCTGTCAGATCTTTAAAATCTTTTGCGTCACGTAAAATATCTACCTCTTCAGGTCGCCAAAAGAAACCCAGTTGACGGTCAGTTAACTTGTCAAAACTACGATACTTTACAGTATCATAGCGTTGTATTCCAACATTGCCGTCAAAAAATGCGTTTCGATCAGTATGATCTTTGTTGCCAGTATTCAGTACTGCCATGATTATCTCCTAAATTACGCAGCTTTCGCATGAATCCTCTTCCTCTAAATTATCAGGAAGTTCCAGTACAACCTGCTCTCTTTCATTTATATTGTCACCAGCACCATCATATGTTTGAAAATAATATAACTGTTTCATACCATACTTGTAGCAAGTAATTAAATCTTTTAACATGGTACTCATTGGTATTTTTTCATCATCAAAAAACTGTGGGTTATAACTTGTATTTACACTAATGCCCTGATCTATATATTTTTGTAGTACAGCCATGATCTTAATGTAGCCTTCTGGACTTTTTTGATCCCAGAGAAGTTCATATTTGTTTTTAAGTCTTGGATATCCTGGCACCACTTGCTTTAATACACCATCCTTGCTTTGTTTTACACTTACAAAACTACGTGGCGGTTCTATGCCATTAGTGCTATTTGAAATCTGAGCACTGGTTTCCGCTGGCATAAGTGCCATTAGTGTGCTATTACGGATACCTGTGTCAGCTAATTGCTTACGCAACCCTGCCCAGTCCATGCGTTCAGTATGTTTAACAAGTTCATCTATATCCCGCTTGTATGTTTGATTTGGCGTAATACCATCACCATACTTTGTTTCTCCTACACCAGGACAAGCACCCTGCTCAACAGCAAGATCGGCGCTGGCTTTAACTAGATAATAACTCCATGCTTCAGCATATTCATCTATTAGATCCAAATTTGGATTAGTGTACGTAGTATCATTACGTGCTAGGAAGAACGCCAGGTTAATAATACCAATACCCAGTGGCCTGCGTTTCATTGTGCTTGTACGAGCTGCTTCGACTGGATAATTTTGATAACTTAATAAAGCATCCAGGCCACGAACTGCTAGTGTACAGGGCTTTTCAAAATCTCTTGGGTCCCGAATAAGTCCCCAGTTAATAGCACTGAGTGTACATAGAGCAATTTCACCTTCTGGATCGGCGTAATCTGTTAATGGTTTAGTAGGCAAATCTATCTCACAACAGAGATTACTTTGTCTAATAGGAGCGACATCTGCCTTAAAACTACTGTGTTCGTTGGCGTGATCTACATTCATTAAATAAATGCGACCGGTATTTTTTCTCTCTTCCATAAAAGCACTAAACAGTTCACTTGCTTTTACAGTCTTTTTACGCAACCGGGTATTACGTTCTGCTCTTTCATATATCTCTTTAAACTTTTCTTGGTCAGCAAAAAAGGCTTCATATAATCCAGGAACATCGCTGGGGCTGAATAGTGTAATATCTCCGCCAGTAATAAGACGCTCGTACATGAGCTTGTTAAACTGTACACCGTAGTCCATGTGACGCACACGATTATCTTCTGTACCCTTGTTGTTCTTGAGCACTAGTAGATCTTCAACTTCTAGATGCCAGATAGGATAGTAGAGCGTAGCAGCGCCGTTGCGTACACCACCCTGGCTACAACTACGGGTAGCACTTTGGAATAGTTTGTAAAAAGGAATTACTCCGGTGTGGTAGGCGTCACCTTTTCTAATGGGGCTACCAATTGCTCGGATCGAGCCTGCTCCAATTCCAATACCTGCTTTCTGGCTAACATACTTAACGATGCTGCTAGCAGTAGCATTAATACTATCAAGACTATCGCCGGTTTCGATAAGGACACAACTCGAAAACTGCCGCTGTGGCGTTCGTACTCCTGCCATAACAGGAGTAGGAAGACTGATATAATAAGTAGATATAGCGTCATAATAATCTTTCACCCAACGCAGCCGATCTTTTTCATACTTGCTAAACAGTGTAGCAGCAATACACATATACGCTATCTGTGGCGTTTCAAAAATATCGTTTGTTACACGATTCTTAACAAGATATTTACCACGCCATTGCTCCATGCCGGCGTAGGTTAGAGTTTCATCTCTATCATGTTTAATGTATTCGTTTAATTCATTCCATTCTGCTTCTGTATAATCTGTAATTAGAGCAGGATCATACATACCAATTTCTACATTTCGTTTTACTAGTTGGTATAATGGCCAGGGTTCAAATTCACCATAAACCATTTTTCTTAAATGATAGTTAATAAGTCTGCCGGCAACATACTGATAGCCTGGTGTTTCTTCACTGATTAGATCTGCTGTGCTTTTAATCAGTGTTTCTTGTATAGTACTAGTTTCAATACCATCAAAAAACTGTAAATGACTGCGAATTTCTACCTCGCTGGCGCTAACACCTGTTATACCTTCACAAGCATAAAAAACTACTTTGTGTAATTTTTCTAGGTCTAATTGTTCTCTACGACCATTCCTTTTTGTTACTTGAATTTGACTCATTTCCTACTAGATCCTCTAGAGTTACTCTTGCTTTTAAATTTTCCGCTTTTAGTTTGATACTAGTATTTACTACTACTAATAGATCATAATTAAGTATATATTTCCCATGACATAACCATGCTAAATTATGTTCTTGGCACTGTTCTGTATCAGTATAGCAACGTATTTCGCCCTGTAACTTATGTTTACTATAATATAAAGTATACAACATTCCCAGTGCTCTAGCAATATCATCGTAACAGTTATCCACAATTAATTGCCAAGGATCTGGCCATTCTTCAGGAAAATCACAGTGATAGTATCTTGGACTAATTGGAGCGGTATGATAAAAGTTATTTGTAGCATGTACAGCGTCAGATTCTGACATACTATCCAAAGACTCACGAAATTTTTTCCAGTCTAGAATTCTAGACTGGGTATCGGAATACCACATTTATTATCGTATAATTCTTGTTGTTAGGTACATAGTACCTGCGGTTTGGTTGTCTGTTGTATAGTTAAGAGTTGTTACGTTAGCAGCATTACTTAAAGCAAAAGTAACACCAACATTGCCATTATTTTCACTAAAATTATCGTCAATGACTTGTGCCGAACTGTCGTGTGTTATAGTAAGTTTACCTTGTCTAAATCTACTATTTCTACTTATGTTGTAGTCAATTTCAATGGCGTAGTAGTCACCATTATCAGCAAATGTTAACCCAGTTGACTTTGTTGTATTATTATCCAGTGTTATATTTGCTTGTGTGCGGCGAATGTGAGATCCTATTTGTAGACTATCGTCTTCTGTAACAATATTTCTCGCACCATGGTCTATTTTTCTTCTTGTACTACTTACATCAACGTCTGGTCTATCAAAACTATCACCAAAACTGTAGCACCCATTGCCAGCAAAAAGTACTACATCATGGTTAGGATTGCCACTACCCAAAGCGTTGTTGCCACAATCTTTGAATATATTTCCTAAACTTACAAATCCTAGGATTGTACTATAGGCATGTATAGCATTGCTGTAGATATTATCAAACAGTGAGTTAGTAACTTTCATGCTCTTGGGACCGATAACGCTGGGTGCGCTGCCTGTCACATTTTCACCAATTTTAACACCTTTGAATGCTGTTAACATGTTACAACCATCAAACAGAATATTTTTCATATCGTTATCTGCTATAACAAGAAAACTTTGGCCTTGTAATGAGCAGTTTCTAAATGTTACGAACTCTGTTTGATAACTAGCACTACTTGTCAATTTTACACAAGCCTTGCTGTTGCCTACTGTACTTGGCGCAGTGTTTTTGTTACCTAAAAATTTACAGTTAATAAAATGTACATTACTGGCCTGATCTACTCGAAATACATCCACATCATTATCAGCTTCGAATGTCATTCCTTCAACTATAATAAAACTTGGTCTTGTAGCACTGCTTGATCCTACACTAGCATCAATCTGTTGTAAACTATCTGCTGTTTGTGCTACTGGTCCCACTGTATCAGTGCTACGAATAATTGTTCCGTCTGGACCTTCACCAACTAATTTAGCATAGGTGGGAATCTTAATCTCATTGGTTACACGATAATCGCCTGCTGGGAAATAAAGTGCCCTGCGAACTCTTTTTTCTTGCTCTCTTGCAAATAGTTCATAAAGTGCTCGATTAATAGCAGCGGTATCATCTGTGGTGCCATCACCAACAGCACCAAAGTCTCTTACACTGGCAAAATCATCAAGTTTGTTTTGCAGGCTTCTTGTTACAGGTATGCTAGGACTAACACCTGTTTGAGCACTGAAACCAATTTGAGCATCACTATACGTATACGTATCTGCTAATGAAATTACGTTACTTCTGCTTGTAAGAATTTCTAAGTTTTCTGTAGTAGGAGCGTCAGTACCGCCATTACCAATATAAACCTGTCTTGTATCTACTGCTAGACCAAGTTCACCTCTTGCTAATTGAGGTAGATTATCATGTACACCACTGCGATGGGTAATTCGAGAGATTTGTACAACCGCCACGGTATTTCTCCTAACTATATATGTTATTTATTAGTTTAAGCACCGTAGTATTCACCAATTCTAGCCCACCATTTACGGCTGTAGTCTCTATATTCGTCACCTGAAATTGTCCAAGTCTGAAATTTATAATCTTGCGTACACATTAATACAACACCGGTTTCTATATCTGTGCCATAAACTTCATTATGAGCATCTCCATAAGCACATAATTGCATAAAGTAATCTTCAATCCACTCACGCTTTTTTTCTTTGTTTGATTGTTTAAAATCAATAATAGCAGGGCTACCATTGTATAAGCCAACACAGTCTGTGGTACCAGCATACACCTGAGGGAAGTATAATGGAACTTCTGTACCCCAACATTCTTCCATTTTATCCAAGCCCTGCTCAACAATTATGTTAGCCATCTTATGACTCTGCTGACTGTAGGGATTACTGCCAGGCTCGTCGATGCGAGCTTCTTTTACATACTGTTCAAGCCAAGCATGCATACGTGTACCTCTACCTGCTGCTTCTTTTGTTATTTCCGCAGCCTTGGTTTCGCCTACTCGTTTACGCCATTCACGTAGAGCTTTTTTGCTTTCTTCAGGTTTTGTTTTGTCTAGGATGGTCGTTACACTAGGCACAGCTAATCCGTCTGGCGTAGTGTACATACGGCGTCCATCAACACTTTTGCGCTTTAGACTTCCATAGTCATATCGTTCTGTTATCATTATACTATTATACAGGAATTTGCAAATCTTGCAAGAACTTTCTTGTTAGATTGATATCTCATACACATATTCTTTTATCTCTTTTGACCAATCCGTAGTAAAATAATGTTTCTTATTATAATCACAGATCTTTTTTATTTCTTCCCATTCCATTTGTGTGAATTTTTTGTGTTTTAAGACATCAATAGCCTTATCTATTTTTACCCTAATATTAGGTTCTATATCATATGATTCATCAAATAGGTTAGAGAATGTTTTAAATCCTAAAAACTTTAAATGTTCAAGGAGTCCTTGACCGCCTATGCTTATAAAAGGAATTCCCATTGCAATGTATTTTATTGTTTTCTCCGTTATGAATATATTTTTGTTTATTGTTGTTGTTTCAACAGTAAAACCAAAGTTTGTGTGTTCAAATATTTTTTTGGGTATATACCAACCAAACGGAAGTCCTCTTACTCTGTTATTGTAGGAAAATTCTTTCAAGTTAAACTGGTTTCGTACGACATCATCATCCAGATCTGTAGTAATTACCTTAGGTAACCCATATGTTTTATAATAAAGATTGTTTTCCCTGATTAACTCCAATAGGCCAATATTGATATCTAGAAAATCAGATGAAACGTGATTACCTAACGCACGTTCTTCAATAGGTCTATAGGTTATTACATTTTTACTCATCATATTATTAGCTAAACATTTATAATAGACATAAGTTCGTTGCGGATTTACATCTCCAAGTAAACAGTTAAACACTATATCTCCACTATAACGGTTATTAACCGTAGTATTCCTATAGAGATCCTGCAATCTGTAAAAAAAGAAAGGGTTATGTATTCTATCTCTAGTTTTGGATCCCCATATAATCACATCATCGGGTTTTACTTTTTTCAACTTTATATACATATCTTCATCTTCTGAACATACCATTATACATTTGTCTACTAGATCTCTGTTGATATTCTTCCATGTATCAATATCATTATTATCAACAATACAAATACGCTTTCCAGTTTTCCTATATAATTCATCTAGTGAATCTACTGGAGTCCCAAAATCAAAGAAGTTACTGGTTTTCCATACATAAAACATTTAAAATTTCCCATTCATTTGATACTGCATTTTTAAAATGATTAAAATTATGTTCAATCCTAGGCAAGAGATCATTGTACATCTCTCTGCAATCATCTATTTCATTTACAATCCTAAATATTTGAGATAACTGCCTGTCATAATTATCAGTTGGTCTGTAATCAAAGTAATCATCAAATGTTTTAAACCCCCGTTGTTTTAAGAAATCGGACGTTTTTGGGTGCCCATAACATATAAATGGCCTTTTGCCTAATATAGGTTTAAAAATTTTTTCACTTACAAAAACTGGCCCACTTATATTATGCGCTGTTTCACTTACAATGTTTAAAAAACTACTGTTCCATACTTCTTTGTTTCCGATCGTCCAAATGTCATTTGGAACAAATATATCACCGTCATCAAAATTTTGTCCCATGGAAGAAGTTTGTAAATCCTTATTGATATCAGCAAATAATATATTTCCAAGTGTTACTATACCGCCCCGGTCTTTAAGAGTATGATATAACCGTTCTCTTGTCGGTACTACCTTTCTCTGATAACATAAAAATTTATGATTAAAACTACTAGGGATACTAGTATCTACTTGTGTAAAAAATTTATCAACAGCCAATAACCAAAAACATAGTTGTTCACAGCCTATTTCCCTAATCCTATTATTTTGTGGCATCACATGTTTTTTTATAGGATCAAATAGCGAAATCCATACAACTTTATTGTTTGGATTATCTAACCACTTGTATACAGTCTGTAAATCTTGATCTTGAAACCATGTATCATTAAAAACTAGTGTAGTTTCATTATCGAAGCGTTCAAACACTTGTCTTGAAAATTTATGAATATCCCATGCATCAGGAAATTCCCTGGAAAAAATCATATTACCAGGTGAGATACCAATAAAAATATGTGCCACTAGTGCTTTTACGAGCAATAGTGTAGCCTTTGCTCTGGAAATGAGCAATTACTTCATTCATTTGCTCTGTGGCAACTGCGTCTGTTACTGTGCCCTGCCAGGCTTTATAGTAGTTTATACCAGCAGCGTCATTGTCGGTCATTGGGCTACCAGTAATAGTAGAACCCTGTATAGTAACTGTGCTAGTGTTGCTTATAGTGGCACTAAAAGCACCATTCGCCACAGCATCTAAAACTGCTACTTCCATGATAGCAATTTGTTGGGCCAGTGTATTGTTGCCCTGTGCTCTTTCTCTTGCTTGTGCGCCCGTGGGAAAATATGCCATTTACTTAACCTTTTTTAACTCCAGCAAGTTTAGCTAGGCTGTCAGCTGACTGCCAGTAATCAAATTTTTCTTCAACACTTTCTTTTTTACCAAACCATTTGTCTTTATCAATAGTTTTGCTTTTGATGCCTTTAGATTTTCTGTCATTATATCCTTGATAGAATGTCTTGCCTTGTGGTCTGGCTTTTTTAGGCAATTCCATCTTGGTAATCTCAAAATCATCTGGTTTGCTGTTGTCAAGTGACATAAAATCTTCATAACTTAAATAGAAGTCAGAGTCTGGATCGTAGTAGGAACCTTCTTTGGGATCATAGTAAACAACTTTGCCCGAGCGTGTTTGGAATGGACCTTCAAGCCCATCACGTTCCTGGTATCTGTCTTTATCCATAGGAGGCATTACGTAGTATCCTTCTTCAACTTCATCTACTCTCTTATTCATAGCACGTTTTGCCATCTTGTCAACCACTTCTTCTGGTGGTACATCGCCTTCAGGTTTTCCAAGTGTCTCGCCCTCAGCTTCGTCGCCCTGACCAACGAATATAATTTCTTCATCATTAAATGTTTGAATAACATTGTTTAACTCTGGATGAGCATTGTAGTAGGCTTTTAAGCCAGTATAACTAATAGGCAATCCAGCATTGCGTAGTTGCATTAGAAAAAATGGAATACTGGTTTTTGCAACTTTACCTTCAGAATCTGCATCTTTACGCATGAGTTCAGCCACACTCATTATTACTGTGGCTGGATTGTCATCTTCTTCCTTGAGGTAATCTGCAAACAATTTAGGCACGGCGTGCTCTGCCCAGTTCTTCGTCACCTGCTTGTGCTGCGTCTGCGGCAGCAAAGTCTTCTTCTGGTGCTGGCTGTTCCATGTCCATGTCAGTCGTAGGCTCCATTGCTGGCTCTTCCGCTGGCATTTCTGCGCCCATTGCTGGTGCTGGTGTTTCGCCCTGTAAAATTCTGCTTGCTTGATCAGCAGCATCTCTACTCATTCTCATACCTTCAAGAGCACCTACAATAACTTGTTCCATGCTTGCCTTGAACATATCAGCAACTTCTGTACCCATTTCATCTCTAATAGCATCTGTAAGAGGGCCTAGTTGTTCATTCTGCATTTCACCTAAATCTTCAACCATACCCTGAATCTTATCAACCATGTCTTTAGCAGCAAGAACTAGTTCTGAGTTTCCTAACATGCCTTCACTAATAACTGACTCATTCCAACTATCACCGCTAGACTTACTTTCATCTAAATCAAGTGCTTTAATCCAATGACTGCCACTACTTTTATGTCCATCATGTGAGCAATCACATCCTGGCTTGGGGTGGTCAAACTTACAACCACAATCCTTGCAAACCATGCCCTTCATGCCGTGACCTTCTTTAATAAACTTATCAATAGCTTCCAAGAATATTTTGTTCTCCAAATAACTTCTGTTATTAGCAATCCTAGCACCAAGTTTTTTCTCTAGGTGTGCTAGCTTTCCTGCAAAAGATTCACGTAGTTTTACTGCCTTAGTCTGAGTTAGTTTATCCATATCAAGTGTGTAGCCAAAAGTTCTGTTTGCTACTTCAGCTACCTTTTTACTTGAGGGGGCGGGAATTAGGTCGTCTAAATTCATGGTTAATTTCCTTAACTTTAATGTATTTATGCTATTTTAACAGATTTTAAAGTTTGATTTAGTTCAATCTTAGCTAGTTTTAATCTAGGTGTAATGTCTGAAATTCTATTATAAAGATTTATTTTTTTGAACTCGTTATTTGTGTTTTTTATACTCCGGATATACCAGAAATAATCTTCATTTAATTTTGCTAAACTTCTATCTAAATGTTGTATTTTATTAGCAAGAACTTGATTGTTAACTTCCAAGCACACAGCATAAGCTACTGCTGATTTTTTCCTAAAAAACAAACTACTTCTATTAACAACAAAATAGTCACCGTGTTTTTTAATGGTTTTGTTATTAACAAATACCAGATCATCTTTTTTTAAAATTTTAAGTGTGGTATTATCTTTAATAAGATTTTTGAGATTTTGACTTAGAACTTCTTTGGTAGGTAATTTGATCATCGATTCTTTTCCTTAGTAGCAAATCCTTGTTTACTAGCCTGTTTGCTAGTTCAGCTTCTCGCTCTGATAACTTCTTTTTATATACAACGCCTTTATTGATTATTTGTTGTAATAGATCCTGTTCTTCATTTGTAATAAAAGTACTTGGACCTTTGGAAAATTCTAAAAATCTCATGTTAACCCCGCTCCGGAGTTCCTACAATTCTGGGTGTGCCCTGTATATCAACCATGCTGCCAGGTGGTAGACTACGATCTTTTTCTGCTGGACTTTTTGGTTGTCTGAACACTGGGCCTTGTGCACCAAATTCTAAAACCCAGCCAGTCAAATCTATTTTAATGGGTTGCTCTCCACCCTGAGGTATGGCTGTTAATACATTGCCTTCATAGTTTAAAACCTGATAGGGTGCTTCGTTAACAATAATAGCCGTGCCTCTCTTAAACTCAGGAGTTAAAATTTCTAAAATTTTCATCTGCTTGTCCTGTTAAGGGCTGCTACTCGCTTGCTAGCAGGATTAACTCGTTTGGTTCTTTTTGTCTTTCTAACCATCCTGCCTCCTAAACGCATTTTAGTCATCTTTAACTTAATACGCTTTTGTATGTCAGGCGCAGCAAAACACTGAGCGGGTTTAGCAACAATGCGCCCTTTGCGTCTGCCGCTTGAGCAACGAAACTTGCGGACAACTTTGTTGCCACGTTTTGCCCATGCCATTCCTTCTGTTATTTCACTAACTAACATATATGTATTTAGTAATTTTATTAAAGTAATTTAAGAAGTAGAAACGCTACTGCGCTGGCTAATCCAGCTATAAGAGCACTGGCCCAGGCTAATACTTGCCTGTTGCGACTTGCCTCTGTTTTTATAACTGCGTGATGTATGTCTTCCAGAGTTTGTTCTTGACGATCAAGACGTGAATTAATTGCATCGAGTTTATCGTGCACTTGTTTATACCTTTCACTACACAACTCTACGTGTGCTGGAAGGCTCTCTTTTTCTATATCTTTTGTTGACATCCAGTCTCACCTACATTTGGGTGATGCTTGATTGGTGCCTATTTTTGTGCCTATGTGAGCCTATGCTATGCCTATTGCATCATTGATATTTATCTATATTCTGTTCTCGCATATTAATAGCACATTTTGTAGTTTAGGACTTATACTAAACACTGCTGGTTGTATAACAGCATTTTCATCTAATCCCGTAATAACAGGAACATTTTCAAATGCATGAAGTAGATTTTTACCATCAAATCTAGCATTTAAATCAAAAACACTTTCTTGTTCTACACCAAAACGCCACAACCACACATTTAAATCTACTAGCGTTTCCTGTGTAAAATCATGTACTTCTCCCCAGATTACGCCCACCTCTTTAAACTTTCTGTGAACTTCTCCCCACTTACTCATTACAGGATTTGCAAGTGGATAAGGTTGCGCTAACATACCAATTACTTGTTGAACGGTTTCAAAGTTACGTTGTTGATTACGCTCATGCCCACTGCCTCTTGTGTGACCAGTTTCCGTAATGTCTACGAGTGTTAACATGTGCCATATTTCTTTATAATTATCCATTATGTAGCGGATCCTCGTCTCGTAGGTATAAACCCAGTTTTATTAACTGACTTTGATTAGCACACTCTATACAATCTACACTAGTATATGACATAAATTTAATAGCAGTCAATCTGTTTGTTCCCATGTACACTCCCCAGATTTTGCCATCTTCATTTACTCGAGGAGGATTAATATGTGGCCACATTTCATGTGATCCTTTTCGTTTAAAAAAACTTGTATTCCACCATTTAGGTGTGCACTTGTAATACAATAGTGGATACCATAAACCATCATCTATTATTCTAGGTAGATCTCTCCAGTACCAGCGTAGATCATTATGCCAGCCCATGGGACTTAATTTGTCTACATCAACACTATGAATGTCAGGATAATCCTGCCATATACTGGAACAATGCTTCATAATATTATGTATGTTGAATAAAAAAGGGCGATGTAAAAACACCGCCCTTTGATAAAGTTTTAATTAAAACTTATGCCCAAGTGTCACCACTCATTGTAAGTGCGTTGATTGTGCTGGAACCACCGGTTGCTGCGTCAACGTCTGTTGTCATTTTAGTAACAGTTGCGGAACTATTGTCTGCACCTTCTAGGCCAAACATAGCGTCGTTAGCAGCAGGTAGACCTGCCATAACAACTGTACCGAAACTGGACATTGCTTTTAGGGTTTTTTCCCAATCGCTGTCAACTGCATCATAGCTAGTATGAATGTTTGTTAGTGTAACGCGGAACCAGTTGATGTTTCCTGCGAAATGTTCGGCAAATGCGCCAGCATTTTCACCAGTGGTAGATGCTGCATTTCCCTGTGTTCTTGTAATTCCTGGCATTTTTTTATTCCTTTACCAATTAAACAAGCTCGAAGCCTGGATCTGTTACATCGCTGCTTGAGCAGTCGAGGTTATTACTACCAGCAGCACTTAATGTACGAACTGCTGTCTGTAGTGTTGATGCTGTATAAGCACCTGCAGGATAAACTGCAACTGAGATCTGACCACTTGTGTCACCCTCAACCTGATACATTTCAATGTTTGCAAGTAGGCTAATGTGACGTAGAATTGCCTCTACCCCTTCGCCTGCATCTAGTTCGTTACGTAGGTCTTCAACGTTACCTGATACGTCCTTGACGATGATCTTAAAGAAGTCAAGTTGTGGACCATTTAGGATAACTGTTTCGTCTGCACTGATTGCGCCGCTTCCGGCGACGCCGCGGTCATTATGGACAACACCAAATGCGTTGCCGCTTACGCGAGTAATTTCTGCCATTTTTTTCTCCGTTGCCCGATCTTTTCGAGCTTATAATTATTTATCACAGAAAACTAAAAAATTTGTTTATTTTTGTTTTATCGTTTTATCTCTGGTCAATGCATAACCAAGAGCAAACCCACCTAGAGCTCCTATTGCAGTTTTAGCTGCCAAACTCATTCCTGGTTTAGTTTCATCAGGTATTAATTTTTTATTTTTAACAGTGCCAGCATATGGTTTGAACATATCGCTGCGGTATTGTCCGTCCTGTCTAAAAGCATTAACCATTCTTGCACTTACTGCACTACGTTCGCTACCACTGGTTAATCCATAATCACTTACAAGTCTTCTAGCCTGTTTGAGTAGACTACTATTAATACCCAAGTTTTTCTGTGTCTTCATGAAAAAAGCACGATCCTGGCCAGGCAAGTAACGGTCTTCTATAATATTACGCAAATAACGTTTAAATGCCAGTTCATCAAATCGGAGATTGCTCGAGCCCATGTTGTTGGCAAACTTGCTGGGATTATTTAATATACTTGCCAGATTATGTAGATCAGTTGCTCCTGTTCTAACATTAGTAAAACTCATAAAACGCAGTGTTTCTTTGGCATATTTTTTAGCAAATGCGGGATTTTCAAAACGCATCTGCTGCAACACAAGAAGATGTTCAAAGAAACTCTCAGCAATATTATCACTACTACGACCCACAGTGTCTCTGGGCGTTCTAATGTATCTTGCTTCTGCTAGTTCTTCTCTGAAAAATTCAAACACTGTTTTTTTATTTCCATGCTTCAGGTTTATTTCGTTTATATTCTGGGTGCGAAGGATCATCCTTTGATCCAAAACCTCCCCAAGATTTTGGTGTTGGTTTAGGATTCTGTGTTGGCTTTTCTGAAGTCTGGTCGTCAACCCACATAATAGCGGCTCCCGCAGGAAATGCCCCGCGTAAACCCCATTTTCCAAATGTTTTTAGTGGGGTATCCCTTTTATTTAAGTTGTCTAACTTCGTCTGCTTTGCATCGATCTTGCTTTGCTGGAAATCCTTTTTTTGTTGAAGTTTTTCTGCTTTTTTAAGTGCTTTATCTTGTGCCTTTAGGTCTTTATTTGCAGCTTTATTTAATATATCTTGTTCTTTTTTATTTAACTTGTCAATTTTCCTTTCTGCGCCTTGAATACTCCGTTTTGCTAGTCCTTTTGCGACCCTTTTTCCGGCAGCTTTTGTAGCGAGGGCACCCAAACCCACGCCAGTTGCGCCGGCACCCGCGCCGAGGGCAAGTTCAGCCCATGCATGGGCTGGCCATTTTAAAGGGTTCAATCCATAATCTCGTGCTAGCATATATCCTGACAAGCCGGCGCCGGCAAGACCTGTTGCCACTGGCACCAACTCATCAAGTTTTTGCTTGTCTTCTGCTAGTTGTTGTGTTCTTGATTTTTGTGTTACTTCAGTGATTTTCATATTATTTGCCCCAGTCTTTGGGAATTAGGAAATTGTTGCGATTAAATTCTAGTCTATCGTTAAACTTAACTGCTCCGCCTTCATGCCCTATAGCAACATAACCTTCTGGATTTGTAACCTGATATCCATCATCAGTTTTTAGGAATGTACCTATACTGTCAATCTTATTTAGTTTAGAAATAAGCAATAGCTTTGCCTGGTTGACTGCGTCATACAGCGTAAACACTGCTAATAAAGTACCCATATTATCTTTAACAAATTCATTTGTTGCTTTTAGTTTATTCATACGATTATCATAGGCTGCACTGCCGGCACCGCCTTTTAGTTTAGCAACTTCTTTATCAATACGTTCTTTATAAAACTTGAGAAAGTCTGTTAGAAATGCCTTTGCGTCACCAACATGTGTGCCACCGCGAACCCTGTTGTTTACAAATATATTAAGCATTGGACCCAGGTCTTGATCTGTTCTAAATTTGTCAAAATCTGCTTTGTCAATTGCTCCCAGTGCGCCCTTCATCTTTGCCACATCTTGTGTAATCTGTGCGTTTTCAGCATCAGTTAATGTAGCAACACCAGTATAATCTTTGTAGTAAGGATCTTCAACCCATACATCACTTGTTTTGTTTAAACCACTTATATCTGCTCCAAACTCTGCTTGCATATCGGCTACAGTGTCACCAGTGTAGGTTGTATGAAAAACAATACCCAACTTTGCTTGCTGAATACGTTTGCCTAGATCACTGTCCTTTTTAACAGCATATGTAAGAAGTTGAGGTTTAAATGTAATCCAACTCTCACCATCAATCTCTGCTTCCTGTACAGGACGTTCAGGTGTGAATAATAAATCACCTTGTAGTACTTTGCCTTTTATACCAAGTTTGCTGAGATATTGTAAAGCATAACCCAGGATAGGATACAAGGGCAGACCAGCATAGTATTCATCTAGATCTTTTTTTGACTTGACTTTTTTACTGGCTTTAGCAAATACACTTTTACTACCAACAAAAAACTTTCCATCTTCAGGATCTGTACCAGCAAAAACAGCTGGGGCACCGTCCCACTTTACTGTGACTTCCTGCTTTCCACCACCCTGTGCTAACATGTCTCGTACACCGTCTATGTACTGTATAGCACGTACTGCTCCATCATAACCATTGTCAAGTATAAGATCCTCAACATGAGTCATGTGTAGGTTCTTACCCTCCTTGCCTTCTATTAAATACCAGGCTTGCCTATGTACTACTTCACGTATTTTCATTAATACTTGCTCTCTTTATACCAACAATGAAACGTTTGGTATCTCTATTACGTATACTATTAATAAATCTACGCTCTAAATCACCAGCAACTTCAGCATCATAGTTTCTATAAATTTCTTCAATAATTCTAATAGCACTCTCAATGAGATTTTCGCCACGAGTTTCAATAAGATGCTGATGATCTTTTTTATGAGCTGCTAAACTTAGCTCTTGTAATATACTACGAGTTCGTTTTTTCATTTTTAGTGTGCCTATTTTGTAGTATTTATGTTAAATATTATTATAACAGGAGAGAGAAAATGGATCAACTTAGAGATCTGGCTATTCACTATGCCCGATGCAGCCAGCTGGCATACCTTGACAGTGTGGAAAAACAGGATTTAACTGAACTAGGATATACAAAAGCTACTTTAATAGATGTAAAAAATGCTCAGGTAATGATATTTGAAAACAAGAATGTTATTACGCTTGCGTTTAGAGGCACTGAGCCTAAAGAAGTAAAAGATATTATAGCAGATCTCAAAGCCTGGAAACATCGCGCACAAAGTGGCGTTGGTAGAGTACATGATGGTTTTTATGATGAAGTTAAAAAAGTCTGGAACGATGTGGTGACCTACATAAACAAAGGTAAAAACAAGGATAAAACACTAAACATCACTGGCCACAGTCTGGGTGCTGGCATGGCAGTTATTTCTGCTAGTAGACTAAAAAGTAGAGTTAATGATTTGTTTACCTATGGTTGCCCAAGAGTTGGCAATAAACGCTGGGTTAAAGTTAACAGTGATCTCAAGCATCAGAGATTTGTCAACAATAACGACATAGTTCCAAAAGTTCCTCTTGCTCTCATGGGATATCGTCATCACGGCACACTAGAGTATATAAACTATTATGGTGACTTCCGTACACCAACCTGGTGGCAGAGATTTAAAGATGGATGGCGCGGAAGATCTAGAGCACTGATTAAAGGACAAATCTTTGATGGTTTGTATGACCACAGCATTAATGAATATGTAAAATCTTTAACAAGTCCTATACCAAGAAAATAATATTTGTAGATTCTGTTTGCTAAATAAAAACGTCATTACAAGTAATGACTTAGGCAAAAAACGAAAACTTTTAGGCATTTAGGCAAACAGAGGCAATGAAATTACCAAAAGATGCGAAGGCTCAATTAGATAGGCTACTTGGCAGGTTCACAAGGCAAATACCAGAGGCTCCTGAGTACCAAGACAGACTCGTCGAAGAATTTGAGATTATTCTCAAACTTCGCTTTACTGATTATTTCCTAACAATTTGCGACGTACTAGCTCTGACCGAGGACATTCCACATATGACTCGGGGTTCAGCAGGGTCTAGTCTTGTCTGTTATCTACTAGGTATTACAGACGTTGATCCCATAAGGTGGCAGATACCTGTTGCCCGTTTCCTAAATCCTTTGAGGGATGATCTACCAGACGTAGACATAGACTTTCCGCATTGGCAACAGGACACTGTGATGCAACGTATCTTTGCAAATTGGCCAGAACGTTCAGCAAGAATCAGTAACTATGTGCTATACAAGGAGCGCAGTGCTCGCAGAGAAGCGGCGCGCCGTCTAGGTGCGTCTGGTAGACTCCCTCGTAATTTTCGTTATGAAGATTTAGACATTGACAAGGAAGAGGCCATGAGAATCGAACACAAATTAATAGGCAAAAAACGAAGCATCAGCAAACACTGTGGTGGTGTGCTGGTATTTGAGAGAAAACTACCCAAGAGTTTATTCAACAAAGACAATCAGATATTATTAGACAAACGTGAAGTAGAAGACTTAGAACACCTTAAGATAGACATACTTGCTAACAGAGGTCTAAGCCAACTTATTGAAATAGATCCTGACACGCCACTGGAAGCATATCCAGAACAGGACTTTGAAACAAGTCAGTTACTATGTAGGGGTGATGTTATTGGCGTAACACAAGCAGAATCTCCTGCAATGAGACGGCTGTTCCGTGCAATACAGCCACAATCAAAAGCAGACTGTGTGTTTGCCACAGCACTCATACGTCCTGTTGCAACTACAGGCAGACAGAAAGCAAGTTTCTTTCAGGACTGGACAGAACAAAGACTAGAGGACACTATTGTATATGAGGATGATGCTATACGTAAGATTGCTAAACTCATAGGCTGCGACTTGTATGAAGCAGACATGTACAGACGTGCGTTTGCTAAGAAGGATGAAGAACGTGTAATAGAATTTATGAGTCGAATGGGCGAACATGCTGACAAGGAAGCAATCATACAAGAGCTGTATGGACTGGGTAACTTTGGACTGTGCCGCGCTCATGCTGTAAACCTGGGTAGACTTATTTGGGCACTTGCATATCAAAAGGCACACAACCCACTAAAGTTTTGGCAGGCTGCACTCAAGCACTGTCAGGGATCATACAAGCGTTGGGTACACAAGCAGGAAGCAAAAACAGCAGGTTGGGATCTACGTGATCTTGGATATGAGAATGGAATATGTGAGTCACCTGTTACACAATACAAACGCAATGGCTATTGGTCACAGCCAGAGTTTATGCCCAATATGTTTGTACAGGAAACCTATTTGGACCGTGTAAACTTTGCAGGGCTTGTAGCAAATGGGCGTGTATTCAAGGGTGCAGAGGGCAAGTATGTCACGTTTGTTACGCTAGGCGTGGGCAATAGTGATTACGTAGACGTAACTATCAAAAAGCCCTTTGGCTTCAGAGACCATGATGTTATTGTGGGTTCGGGTAAGATACGCATGACTAACGGCACACGCTATATTGACTGTTGGGAAGCAAAGGGCTATAGACTAGATAGATATTTGTCCTAGATGTTTATACCATAGTCTTGTCTACGAATACCTTTGAGCATGTCTTGTCTATCCAATTCCTGTATGGTTTGTTCGTTAATTGGAGTCCTAGGATTAAAACATGCAGGCTGAGTTACTTCACTGATAAACCAGTTTAGATTATTTTTTTCAAACCAATCTAAAGTTTCCTGTTTATAAGGTAATAGAACATTAGTAAGTGCAAAGTGTACACTAATGTCACAACCTATACTTTTAAATTTCTCAAGGTTAACTAATAATTTATCCCATTTTAACGGCCAACGTTGGTATTCGTAACGACTTTCTATACCGTCAATACTTAAACATAATATTAATTTTTTGAACTTTTTAAGTACTGTTAGTAAATCTTCCGTTAATTCTATACTACCATTTGTGATAATGCTAACAGTACAGTCTTTGTTTAGTCTTTCTAATATTTCTATGTTCTTTGATTCTAAAAGTGTTTCACCGCCTAGCAGTTCCACATATTTTGCTGTATCAAAATCTATTTCATTAAGTAACTCGTCGCCTATTGTTCTTTTATGTGCTATACCATCCAAACTTTCCCACATGCTGCTATAATTTGGAGAACACATTATACAAGCAGCGTTGCAAACATTACTAGTAGTAATCTGATAGATTGTTGGCTGATAATGTGTACAAATCTTTTTTAAATTTTCAATATCTAGATCATAAAGTGTATCAGCAAGTATGTTTTGCTGTTGTCTCCTGCTCGTCTGACCTAGGTCTTCTGAGTTCCAGCATTTCTGACATGCAGAAGTTTTTATTCCATTACTAATCTCTGTTCTTATTAAATCTATGTCATAGTCCTGAGGTAACCAGCAACAGTGCCCGATACGACCTCTTGGATATATTTCTTTTGCTAACCATGGCATAACACAAAATGTATCTGACATCTATAGGTACCTGCTGTAAAAACTTGAAACTTCAGGAAATGTTTTAGTCCAATCCTGCTTCCTCCAACCATCAACCTTTTGGATCTCAGATATCATTTTTTTAATCAGTGCAGAATTTTCAACAAAATTAGTTGGTACAAGACCAAAAATATCGGTTCCGGTAATTCTGTCTATATACTCGTTAGTCATTGACTGTAAACTAAAAATACCATATGCATTATGCGTTGTATGATTAGTAATATCCCCCAAGCGATTAGTACTAAAATTAGACCTAGCCCAATTGACTAATTCATTATGATAATACAAGTTAAAAATGCTCAGGGTTTCTTCTACTAGAAACATCATATTAACTGGTGCAGTGTCAACTATTTCTTGGATATTTTCAGTAACTTGATTCCAGCTAGCTGGCCATCTAAGATATTCAAAGCGTTCAGCAACACCATCTAAACTAATATTAAGTTTTACAAGATGTGCTTTTTCTATAATAGAATAATGACGTTCTCCAATTGGCTGTGTGCCATTTGTTTGAAAACTAATTGTAAGCTGGTTACCAGCATTGGGAACATTGTTAACAAGATAGTCAGCAACTTTCCAATAACTTTCTCCAAGTAATGTCTCGCCACCGCCAAATACTACGCTTTTAAGATTAGATAAGTCTAGAGTTTTAAGTATAGCAATCATTTCCTCGACACGATCAGGTTTTGGATCCATCTCTGAGATTGCATTATTGTCCTTTAAATGTTTTTGCCAAAATGTGCTGCTATGAGGTCCACAGCTACGACATGATAGGTTGCAACTTGTGCTAAACATCAAATCTAAACGTAACGGGCCAGATATGTTTCTTTGTACACCAAACTGTTCTAACATTCCTTGTCTGAAGCTAATTAGGCCGGCACGTTCATTTGCTTGACAAGACCAACAGCTATCTAACCACTCTCCCTGATCGTTTTTTTGTCTAATTACCTCAAAGTTCTTTTTTTCCCAAACATTATTAGTTTGAATAAAGTCACTGGTGTCCAAACAACAATATTTAATATTGATTCCAGTCCCTTGTTTTAAGTTAATATTAAGACCTCCGTGAATCATAGGGCAATATGTAGAATTATCAGTCATTTTGCTTCAGACTCGCTAACATATCTTTGAGTTTCGAGCTCTGGACATTCGCAGTGATCTTAGCAACCTCCGTATCCTCTCCATCTCCGGAGTTTCCGGTTGATTTGAGTTGCTCGTAGATTGAACTGCTTTGCTTCTTAAAGTTCTGATAGTCTTCATCCTCACCTAAGTCTCTAATACGCAGGTTTTCAATATCAAACTCCAAGTCTACCTTTTGTCCAACACCACTTGAACTACGTGTTTTCATTAGCTGTATCTGATAACGTCCACGCTCACGCATTGCACGACTTGTAAAGATACCAAACACATTGTCTGCTGTATTGATCTTACTAATACCGCCACTGATGTGCGAATGGTCAAATTCAATTTCTTCCACTGCACTACGGTTCAACTGCGATGCCGTTACAAAGATTGTGTTAATTTCTCTAGCCAAGTTACGTAGTTCTTCACTTACATACTTGTCCTTAACAAACAGGTCATTGGGACTGACCTTTGCACTAACTGGCATCAACAGATCCAAGTAGTCAATAAGCAGGAAGTCAATACGCATGTTCTTTGTAATCTCAAGTTCCTTCAAATATGCTCTAACATCATTAACTGTGCTTTGTGCTGGCATATACTTGATCTGTAGGTTGCCTGCTTTCTTACCCACCATCTTAACTTTCATCTCAACAGTATCCAAGTCTTTGAATACTTCTTTAGTACTGATGTTTGTAAGCATACTGTCAATACGCATAGCACTCAACCCTTCACTAAGTTCTAGTGTTAGGTATACACCGTTGAGTCCTGCTGTTACCCAATTAACAGCCAAGTTTTGCATAAACAAACTCTTACCACTACCACTACCACCTGCAAAGATATTTAGCTCGCCCTTGTTCATACCACCAAACAGTTTACGATCCAGTGCAGGCCAACCTGTGCTTACCTGTCCGTTGTTGTCCTTGAGTGCCATAAGTCGTGCTCTAGGATTTTCAAAGTAGTCTGTACCCATGTCCTTGGTTAGACTAATCTGCACTGCGTCTTTGATTAGTTTCTCTACAGGATCATAAGTGCCTTTTTCTAGTAAGTCTGCTGCTTTTAGAATTGCACGTTCCAGTTCCTGTCGCTTGGTAAACGACTCAAACTCCTCAAGGAACCAATCGTTATGTCCTTCTGCCATTTCTGGGATAGGTTTTGCATCTAAGTGTGTAGCAGCGTTCAACTGTTCATACGTAGGCATAGTGCTATGCTTTGTAGCATGCTCCTTGATAAACTCTGCTGCGTCACGCAAACTGCGATCAAAGTTCTCTGCGTTAAAGATGTTCTGCACTCTGACGTAGTTTTGTGCATCCTGCATCATCATTTCTAAAAACAGTTTTTGTAAATCTGGCGTATATTCTCTAGCCATTAACACTTTCCACAATTAAAAACACAATAATTAGGCCTTGTATCTTGTATTGTAGCATAAAAATTTTTAAATCTACTAATACATTCACTCAAAGTATAATCCTGTATGCTCATTTTATCTTTCCACCATTCGCTTTTATACCAAAATTCATAATTTTTGCTGTAGCAGCAAGGTGCGTAAAAACCGTCAGCACTTATGAAATGTTCTTTATCAGAAACACATTTTGGATCTATGCTAAATGACTTAATACCTTTCGTTTTATATTCTTGCTGTACTGTATCTCT